TAATGTTTTCCTCCTAAAAAATCAGGGGCAGAGGTGTCTTACCCCTGCCCCGATGGTTCACCCGGTGTTATCGGGGAGTGTGTTGGTTAGCAGCAGCCGCAGCAGTTCACGCCCACGTTGGGGTTTGCCACCTGATAAGCGGGAATCGGACGAGGATTCACACGGTTCAGGATGGTATCAGTCTGCTGAGACATCACGGTGGTCAGAAGCGCATTCTGCCGATCCTGAGAAGCCGCGAACTTCAGGCTCTGGTTCTCGGCGGTCAGAGTGGCAATCTTGTCCTGCGTGAAGTAGTCCATCATGCTGCGGAAGTTGGCGTTGCAGTTGTCCACGATGGCACGGGCGTTGTCTGCGATAGCCTGACGGGTAGCGCAGTCCTCCGTTGCGATGGTGTACTTCAGATCGCCGATCAGCTGCTTGTTCTCGCAGCAGCAAGATGCCAGCTGCGTGGCAAGTGCGGTCTGACCTGCCTGCCGTGCGTTGCCCTCCTGCATGATGGCAAGGCTGATGGCATTGTCGCCGTTGGACACGCTGCGTTCCAGACCGTTCACCAGCTGTGCGTTCTGGTAGCCAAGCTGACAGATGGCACTGTTCACGCCCGCAAAGCCGTTCGCAATGTTGGCGTTGATGCCATTGATCTGTGCCAGCTGGTCATAGCCAAGAGAGCAGATACCGCTCTGGATGCCAGCCAGAGAGCGGGAGGTGTCCTGCTGGTAGAAGCCCTCAGACAGAGCCGCACGGGTGTCTGCACCGCCCTGACCGGTTGCGCCAGTGCCGACCAGATAGGGGATGTAAGCGTTCATGCCGTTGTCGCCGCCGTTCCGGCCATAGCCGTTCGTGCCCCAGCCGAAGATGATAGCGAGGATAATAACAGCCCAAAGACCCTCGTTGCCGAAGAATCCGCCGTTGTTATTGCCGCCGTCCTGCCCAGCCAGATAGCCAGTTGCAAAATCGTCCATAACAAAACTCCTTTCAGTTTTGCGTTATGCTATCCCATCGCCGTATGCGATGGGCGAAGCCAAACAAATGCGGTTTTTGTCAAGTCCGCAAAACTGAGAAGCGTTTCGCTTAGAGGAATGCGTTATCGGGGCAGCGTCAAATTTAGGACGCTTGCCAGCTGGTTCAGGTCGATACCGCGCTCTTTGGCGAGGTTCTGCGCCATCGTTCGGAGCTGTGCTTCGTTTTTGCCCTGAATCAGGTTCAAACCTTGCATGATAGGAGCATTCTGCCCGCTTAACTGCTGGATAAGCCCCATCGGGTTCTGCCCGGCACGAGCCAGATTTGCAAGCTGCATGATAGGGCTGTGAGTAATCATATCAATCGGAGAGGGCATCGCTTATTCTCCTTTCTTTGCGGTGGCAGCGGGCTTCGAAAAGCTCTTCTGCCACTTTTCCAGTTCATCCAGCCGGTGGACGAGGGCGTTGTACTGCTCAATAGGCACATACTGCTGTGTCGGTGTAGCGGTCTGCTGTGCCTGTTGTGCTTGCATCTGCCTCCACGCTTCCGGGCTGTAAAACTCTAACACGTCAGATTCACAAGTGTTTGGGTTCAGACGTTTGCAGTAGATGACACCACTACGCAAATCCGGGCAATACGTCCATCTTCCATACAGATCAGATGGAATTGCCAAAAACTCCTCTCTGCTGGAAACAGGTCTGCCAAGCAACCAACCGCCGTCCTGTGCCGACTGCTGAACAGGCTGCTGCCCATTCATCGGCTGCGGACGCTGCGGTTGTGCCTGTTGCATCTGCGTGTTGGGCAGGGGAGTGGCAAGCCCAACTGTGCCCATGCCACCGTAAGGATTGACAGGCTGCTGTGGAACGTAGGGCGCTCCGGGTGCCGGATAATAGCTCATAAAACATCCCTCCTTGTGCATCCAGTGTACTGCATCGGCAAAAAGCAAGAGACAACAAAGGCACAACGAAGGACAAAAAAGAAAAGCGCCCACACGGAAAAATCCGCATGAGCGCTTAACTGTTAAGGGCCTCACATTGGAAGCGAAAATAAAATATCACATTTTGACTTGCAAGACAAGAATTTCGGCAAAACTAGTGCGAATAAAACAAAAATCCCCCACTTTGCCTACAACGTACCCCGCGTGGAACGCAGGGCTTCGACAAAGCAGGGGATTTTACTCAAAAATTTTTGTGATGCCTTTCAGCCGGTAGCCTACCGCCGTCCGACTGTAATGTGTCTGTGCTGCAATATCCGGCAGCGGGAGCCGCTCCACGTACCGTAAAAGAGCTATCTTTCGGTCTACCCTCCCAAGCGGTGCGTTTTTGATGGCTGCGGTCATCTGCTGTCGGTCAAGTCCTTGCAGCGCAGCGGGCAGCACTACGCGAGCCGCCGCCACGGGCAGCACCGAGCCAAAAAGGCTGCGGTAACTGTCCTGCGTTGCGTACCATTTTGCCAATGCTGGCGAAACGGTGACATTTTGTCACCATTTTCGTAATGTCACGAAATTGCTCTTGTGCGGCGTACATTTTGTTGGTGTCAACAAAATGCTCGTATGTAGTGCTTGCCATGATAACCTCCTTACTGCTTTTGCAATGCCTTCCGCATCTGGTCGAAGAAAAATTGAATGACCTTGCTCATGGTTTCCTCGGTGATAGCCCAGCTGACCAGCTTGCCCCATCGGCTATTGTCCAGATAGTGGCGCAGCATCTTGACGCACCACGCCTTGCGTTCTGCGCCGCGCTTGGTGCCCTGAATCTCCCGCTCTGCCTGAGTGATAAGGTTGAGCACCAGATTTTTGACTGCCGCGCCATAGCCCAGACGGATGCCGCCGATGGCGTAGAAGACGAGTCCGCCCAGCATCAGGATGACGGCCACAGGAACAGGAATGATGCTCAAAATTTCATTGATTGCTTCCATGATTGGTAACTCCTTTCAAAAGATAATTGTCGATGCTAGCCTTGCTTTTCTGCATCCCTTCGTGATTGTCCCCGGAGAGCTGAGCGTCCAGCAGATTTCGCACACCATCAAGGGCCAAGCAAATCTCTTCGTCGATCGCGTCGAAGCGGGTGAGGTCGCGTTTTAAGGCCGCTGCGTGCTGAGACGAAATGCTTTCGACTGCGCCCAGCCGTTGCTCGATAGCGTCAAGCCGCTGGTTTTGCGCGGCGTCGGGTGCCTGCGCCTTTTTGATATACTTGTGGATGATGTCCAGCACCTTGTCCAGCGTGACCGCTCCTGCACACACGCTGCCAACAACCCCCAGCACCCACAAAAGAGCCTGCTCTTTAGTCATGTGCCCTCCCGGAGACGGGTCAGACCCTTCTTTCTGATGATACGGGGGTAGTTGAGGGTGGTCACGTTGAGGTCTACGTTGCCGGAGATGCCCGGCACGCTGCCCTTGCTGGTGTGCTGGTGCGCATTGTACTTAAAGCTCACTTTGGGGGCCTTTCCGGTGTAATCGGCCAGCCAGACGTCGTAAGGCTTGAGCGCTGCGCCGCCCATATAAAGGCGGGAGTTGGCAAAACTGGTATAGGTGTAGAGCTGAGCGTAAAAGCCCATCGCCTCGATACGAGCCAGTGCATAAGCCGTCAGGTCGGTGAGGGCCTGCTTGCCCAGTTGCTTGAACTTATTGTCCTCTACGTCTACAGCCACCGGAAGGGTCAGCTCTTTCCCCCGCAGAGCTTCGGACAGAAGGGCCAGCTCCTTATCTGCACCGGTGCGGCTGATGGCGTAGGTGTAGTAGTAGACGCCCACGTCCAGCCCAGCAGCCCGGGCGTTGCGGTAGTTATCCTCAAAGGTTGGGTCGATATACAGGCCGTCTGCCCGCTTGGAGAACTTTTTGTTGGTGGATACCGTCTTGAGCATGACGCCCTTGTAGCCAGCCGCTTTGACCTTGCGCCAGCCGTCGAGGGTGATTTTGCCCTGATACCGGCTCACGTCGATGTACCGGTAGGGCGGATCGCCCTCCCAGCCGGGAGGAGCGGAGGCTTTGGTGTCCACGGTGGACGCCTTAGGAGAGGCATCTGCGGAGGGATGGGAAGGGCCAAAAATGCCCGCGAGAAGGTTGCTCAAAAACTCAAGAAAGCTCATACAACCACGTCCTTCCTCAGGCGTTGCTTTCGCCTACGATTTCCTCAAACCCGCTCTTGATGAGAATGCCCTTCACCTTCGGCTTCAGCAGACGAGGGCAGCGCTCATACAGAGCCTTTGCCTCCTCCACAGTCTCAGCGGACATGATCTCCTGTGCCCATAACATAGCCATCATAAGTACCATCCTTTCGATTTTTTGTGTGATTTTATGCATAGACAATCTCCGACATTTCCATCAGACATTGTGTAAGCATCTCGTTCTTTCCCTGAAGCTCTGCGATTTTCTCGGCGTCAGTCTTCTCGACAGGCTCCGCCCAATCCAGATACTTTTCGGGAGCAGCCGTGACCTTTTCGAGGTCGATTTTGCTCTCATCAGCCACGATTTCCCGGTAGTCGCACTCCCACACCTGCTGCGCAGGCTGCGATTCGTCATACTGCCGCTCCGTCCACTGGCCGTTGACACAGATAAAGATATACAGCGTATGGCCGTCACGTACAGACCGGGCGGCGGGCTGCTCTGCATCGAAACTTGCTTTCATGTGCAACAACTCCTTTCGTTTTATAGCTGTCTCATGCCACCTTGCTTTCAGTGGGGCTTCCCCCCTCTGCCGCAAGCGGCATTCACCCCCGGCGCAAGGTGTCAATCGGCGGCCAAGAAATTCCAGTACCCGCCCCCAAGCGCGGACCAGCAATACACATACGAAGCGCCAGCAATCGACCAGTACCCGAGACCCCCGCCTTGCAAGTATTCGCGCAGGGTGTTCTTGCTTGCGTTTCCACCACCATAGACGCGGTCGCCGACACCTGTTTTATCTCCGGAGCCTCGCGTTGCGGGCCATGTTACGCAGGTCTCGGGGTCAAAGCCGATGTCTCCAATCCACCAGTCGTCCGCGGGAAAGTTGCCGACCTTTTTATACTTCGCCAGAATCTCCGCATCAGTCTTGGCATGCGCTATGCCAGCAGGACAGACATATACGTCCTTGCCGTTGCTGTCGTCAAAGGCGAGCGCCATATCGCTGATCGTTTCATGGCCGCCCACGGCGTACTCGATGCCCTGCACGCGATAGGGGTGCTTAAAATCCGTATTGCTGCCGGGACTGCCATCATGGTGGCCGATGACCGCGTCCGTTGTGCCGCTATGCCAGTGCATCGTAGACAGAGTGATAGGTGCGTTCAGGGTGTCAGACAAGGAGACGGGCATGGTATCAAAAGCGTCGCAGTCCAGATACACAGCACTGGTCGTATCATCGATGGGTTCAATCTTGAGAATTTCGGCTTCGTCTGCATACTGATGGATAGTCGAAAAACCACGGTCATTATTGACAGTGCCGTCGCTGCCCTTAAAACCGTATCCAACAGAAACCCGGCTCCCAACCAGCAAGCTTTTTGCCTGCGCCGCTGTGACAGGGAAGTAGGTCAGCTTCTCGCTTCGCTGTACAGCCGCGGGATACTGGAAATCATAGCCCGTGCATCCTGCGTACTTTTCCTGACTGGACTTCACAGCGCACTTGATGGAATTGAACAGAATTTGCCACGTGGCTCTCTCGCCGCCTGCGCCCTTATAGCCAGCGCCCTTCTTACCATAGTCTGTAATCAGGCTGTTATACGACTGGTTGCGTGCCGGAACGAGGTCGTACACGCTTCGCAGCAACCCATCCTCGCCCACGCCACTGAAGAACTTCGAGTGAATGACGTAGGGATATACGGTGTCGCCAGACTTGGCAGCGGCCCACGGGGTAAATCCGTCTCGCGGGGAGTCAGTGATAGACCACAGGATATAATCCGGGTCGCTGTCGTCCCACTTGACATAAGGAGTCATCTGGATGACGCCAACGTCCACAGTACCAGTCTTGCGGTAATTGTCGCTCAGATGCTCGATAGCGGTGGGGTAGGCGTGGCCGGAGGAGTCTCTCCTGTAATTGCAGTTGTACCACTTGAAAAGAGGAATGTCGGCATAATCATCACGACCCTCGATGGTGTCGGTAGACGGCTCACACACAAGGCCCGCGTTGTCGTCCAGCTTCTCGCAGTTGACGGTGGGGTTCGTGGCAAAGCGTGGGATTTTTACGGTGTAGACCTTTCCAGTGCGGGGGAGCTTAAAGAGCACGTCAACGGCAATATCAATGGCGCTCGCGGTGGGGATGCCAAAGTCCAGCACAGCATTGTGCTCATCGCCGGAGTTTGTGACGGTCGGAGCGGCACCAGCGTCAAGACCGGTCACAGTACCGACCGCAATGGTGGCAGCAGGGCCAGTCTCACCGGTGTCTCCTTTTTCGCCCCTGTCACCCTTTTCGCCTTTAAAATTACCACTGGCGATGCCGTCTTTCAGCTCCTGCAAGCTGTCGGAGGCCTGTTGGGCGCTTGTAGACGCATTACCTGCACTGGTGGCAGCTTCATTGGCTGCGGTCTTTGCGGCTTCTGTGGCGGAATTTACCTGCTCAACGGCTTTGTCCCGGGCAGCATTGACGGCCTGCGTAGCGGTAGACTGCGTATCGGTCACGGCCTTTACTGCTGCGCTCTTAGCCGCTTCTACGTCGTTGAGGGCGCTGGCCTTGGCCGTATCCACCGCAGCGGTCGCGGACGTCTGCTTGACTGCCACAGCCTCCAGCGCATCGGATTTCGCAGAGTCGATTTTGTCCAGCGCGTCAGTGCGGACTTCTTCGGTCTGCTGCCGGGCGGTTTCAGCCCGGGCCGCTGCGGTTTCAGCATTATCCCGGGCGGTTCCTGCCTGCTGTGCGGCCTGTTCCGAAGCGACGCGGTTCGCTTCCTGCTCCTTGACCCACTGCTCTTCCGTGCCGGTATACCCGTACTTGACGGCGATCGCGTAGGCACTGTATGGGCCGATTTTCGTTTTCTTGCTCATTTATATACCGCCTCCAAATTGCCCTGACCGTCATCCTGCAAGGTGACGTCATCGGTCAGGTTATCTGATACCACAAGCGACAGAGTGCCGCTGTTGTCATCGTCTTCCAGATACAAAAAGCCTTTGTTCTCTGCTGCCTGTGCGGCAAGCTCTGCCTGACGAGTGGCTTCGGCGGCGCTGGTAGCGGAGGACCGGGCGTTTTTCTCGGCGTTCTCCGCGCTTACCAATGCCGACGCCGCGCTCGCTGCCGCTTCATCGGCAGATGTTATTGCCCGCTCTGCCGCGTCCAGCGCTTCCGTTTTGGACTGCTCCGCCGATGCTGCCGATTCCTTCACGGCATCCACAAAAGCCTGCCATGCGGGTGTTCCCGGTTCCGGCTCTGTGCCGTCCTCCGTGCCGGAGTTTGCGGCCACCCTGTAGCGCAGGTCAGCGCTGGTCACGGTCTTGGTGCCGTCGCTGCCCTCAAAGGTGATGCAGCCATTGCCGGGCTGTGCGGTCACGCTGGCAGGTACATCCACATAGCCGTCCACCACCAGCGAGGAAAGCGGGTCTTTGCCGTCCGGGACGTGCCAGAAGCAGCGGATAGCCAGCCCTTCCCACTCACCGGAAGCGGTGACAGCAAGGCGGTACACGCCTCGGTTCTTAGTGTAGCCGAAGCGCAGCATCTGCTCATAGCCTGCCAGCTTTGCAGCGCCGTTGGAGGCAAGAGATACGCTAAGTTCGATCATAAGCGCGCTCCTCTCTTATGCGGTATAAGGCTCGCCGGTGACGTTTTCGTACTCCGCAGCAGTCAAGCGCTGACGCTCCACCAGCAGTTTGACCATGTCTTTGTTCCAGTGGCCAGCGGTGTATGCGTCCTTGGGGGTGACGCTGCTTTCGATGGGCACGCCATCAAGAAGACACAGATACTCCATCAGTGAGGCGGTTTTTGCGGTGTCGGCATCGTTGTTTAGAAAAAGAGAATTGAACGTATCCGCGTTCATTGGCGTGCCTTCAACGATAGGCTTGTCGTTACGGACGAGAGTGACAACCTCTGATGTGCCATCAGATTTTATCATAGTCCAACGCCCGGGATATTTTGCCTTTCGGTCAACAAAGCGCATTAGGGTTCACCTCCACATATAAGCTCAGAACAATAGATTAAATGGTCTTTAGCCATCGCTTCAATATCAAACAAAACCTTTTCCAATTGATTGACAATCGAAAAACGATAGCTGAAGCTTCCCGGCGTTTCAGGGGTGGAACTTTTTCCGCTGCATTTTGAACGAATGGAGGATATGTTGCTCAGCCATCTAGTGCAGTCATCAGTAGTCAAGTAGTCATCTACACCCCAGACTGCTTCCGTAGACTCAATGACCGTAGCAGTGCCAGAGAAGAGAATCTTGCTGTCTCCATCGTAGTAAGCGCTAGCGTTGGTGACGTCGATAAAATCGTTCTCCACCACCCACCCGGGTTCCACCGAAGGCGGATAGAAGTTGTTGACGGCGGACATATACAGCTGATACTCCACGCCCTTTTCGAGTGGAAGGTCTCCCATGTCAAGGGTCACGTCGTTGTAGCCCCGGATAAGCTCCAGTGAGAGATCCACCAGTCGGGTTTGGTCAGCCGCCTTGCGCAAGATGGCCCGGCTTTTTCCGGCCACAAACCCCTTGATGCGGAAGGACATCGAGTGGAGCAACAAACCGGACTTTTTGGCGGTCAGCGGCACAAAGAACTCGGCGTGGGAGGGGTAGGCGTCCCACGATGGGATATCGCCGTTTTGGTTTCTCGCTGTAACAACTTCTACTTTTTTTTGAACAATTCTTGCAGAATAATCTGCGCCAACGATTTCGGCAAGCTCCTTGATTCCGTTTTCGATGCGGTTGTAATCGGTGTAGCTGAGTGCGCCTTTCATGCCAGCGGCCCATTCTTGCTGCTCCTCTTCTGTCCATGTGCCGGTTCTGGCTTTGACAGCGATTTCTTTTACGCGGTCAATATCCGCTTGTGTGCGGTCTGTAATCCATGTTGCCATGTAATCACCTCAGCTTTCAAAGATAAGCTTGCCATCTGCGTCGATAGCAAGAGACTTCGGAACGGTAAACGCAGGATGAACAACATTATCGTATTTCATAGGAATTTCGTCATTTGTTGCGTAAGATATTGTTTCCGCGTTGCGAGACACCTCCGAAGATGAACCGTATGATAAGAACGACGTTACAAGCTTGCTAACAATCAATGGGCGCCAATACTTATTATCGGTGGAACTTGTGCCCGCAAGATCTCTGAGCATCTGGAGCGAACCTAAATATGGAGTTCTAGTCCAAATAGCTCGTCCTCTATTAGAACCCTCGAAGTCAGAAACAAGCATTGTATTCAGAATTTTGGATGCGTTTGGCAACGGGGTTCCTTCGTTATGGGTATAAGTTGGGCTACTCGTCGTCCAGTTCGGCGTATCAGAGCCTTTGCTGTCATATCCAAATTCATGCTCAGAAAGCAAAAAAATACTTCTCGCCATCGTGATCACTTTACTACTACCCGAATTGCAATAAGAATCAGAAAATCCGGGAGTGTAGTAAATCGTAGTCTTATCAATCGTGTTTTTCTGCGCAGAAGTAAAAGCATTGAAATAATCGCTATTAAGCCAAGAATTTACATCACTATTAGCGTATCTAGACCACGAAGAATCCCATGCCATAATAGCGGCGTAATGCTTACGAACCAAAAGCGTACGTCCTGCCCCGTTCAGCTCGCTCTCATAGTCATGCTTGGCGACAATGAACTCCACGACGTTGCTGCCCTCGTCCATAAGAACAGTCTCGCCCTCCGGAATATTGGAAAGATAATATTCAGTGGTGAGGAACGAACAGCTGGCAGAATTGCCACCAGCAGAAGCAGTAACGATAGTTGTGCCGGGGGAGTTCCATTTGACCTGACAGGTGGATTTTCCCTCTGTATTGGTAAGCACATGGAGGGAAACGATGCCTTCTGGAGATGCAGACCAACTGATTTTAGGCGAATCTTGGGAGGCAGGGGAGAGAATGGCAGTGATCACTACAGACTGTCCCCACTCGAGTGTCTCGTTGGATTTGTCTACAGTCAAAGACTTAACATCCGCCATCATATATCCTTCAAGCTTGCCTTTAAAGCACCCATTGTAGGTGTAAGACACATTTGTCAATAACAGAGTTGCGCTGTAATCGAACTGATGATGGATTTTCACGAAATCCAAAGCGTCCGTTATGGGACTGGCTCGATATTCCAAAGTGGCTTTGCGCCGATTGGAAAGTACGCTGTAAGATTCCGTAAGGGCGTTTCGAGACTTTTCAAGCGTAGACTCAGAAAGAAGAGCGTTGCTCAAGCTCTGAGATACGCCACGGCCGGAAGGGTTTTCAGGGTAAGCGTATGTTTTGTTCCCAACAGAGGTCGTGACATTAAGAAGGTTTTGCGCGAAAGTGATTTCAGGCCAAGAATAATTGTTGAGAAGAGTGATGTCCTCAACATCCGTACCGGAGCCAAATTCATACGCCCGCTTGATGGTGATAACGCCATCTCGCGTCTGATATAGTGCCATGCCCGCTGCGTTGGCCGCAAGCTGCAAAATATCAGAGTTTTTATACGAAGAGCCATCCGAAGAGATGTCAGCAGAATAATCTTTCAGTTCGTCCGAAATATCGAAGGTGATTTCATCTGCCTCCAACAGCTCCAAAGCGTCGTAGCACATCTCATAGAGCGTACCGTATTTTCTGCCGGTGTAGGTGGTGGACATCAAGTAAAGAAAGGAGTCGCGGGCGGAAAAGCTTGCCTCAATACTGTTGGCGGGAACACTCCACTCCGACAGGAAGAACTTGCCACCATTGACCCACTCGACCTTACCATCAATATCCATGCCGTAGCGCACAGAGATGGGCTGACGTTCATAAATATATTTGTAGATGCCTTGAGGATTGACAGAATCCCATGTACGGTCGCTATTATCAAGGCTAAACGAAATACTTTCCTGTGAAAGCTGACCGGAAATCGGGTCACGAGAAGAGGTGTGACGAAAGGAAAGGATTTTCGTCTTGTCAAAAATCAGATATCGTCCAATTCTGAACTGTTCAATCCGGGCCTTGCGATTCGGAATGCACCAATCCAAAACTTCTACTTTAACGAAATCAAACCCGTTCAGCTCAATCTCCACATCAGAGGATACCGATGTATTCCCTGTAACGGTGACAGAATTAAGCTCTTGCGTGCCAAGATAAGAAGTGACTTTGAAGCTGGTAGCGTATTCGTTGAAAATAGACGACCAGATAATATTGACGCCCGGAACGGAAGATTTTACCTCATTGAAAAACATGGCAAAAAGGACAGGATGGTTAGAAGTGCTGAAGATTGTAGAGCTGACAAACCCGGTGTTTTCATACGGAGCAGAAGCGGGAACAACTTTGCAGCTTCCATCAAGCACACAAAGATTAGGCTCTCCTGTGCCATATTTTGTAAAGGAAGCCACTCCCGCCTGTGAAAGAGCATTCGCGCTTGCAAAAGCGCTCATAGCAGACGTGACGAACTTTGCCTTTTTGTTTACACCCGGTGCAGTGATGCCAACCGTTATCTCAACAAAAGTTTCCGGTACAAGTGTATCGTTGAACTTCTGCATCCATTTGTCGGTAGTTCTTTCCATACATTACACCTCAACAAGAGACAATTTTGCGCCAGTCCACCCCATAACACTGCCGTTGTTCGGGCTTCTGCGCCACATTCCGGCAGTTCGATCAGAAACATACATCTGCCGCGTCGTGTATCCTGCGGTCGCCTGATTGTAAAACCGAACAGAGCAGTAAAAATTAGCAGTAAATAGGCTTAGAATGGTAGCCCATTGCTTGGCAGTAAGATAATTCCAAGACATCGTGACTTTTGCTACGTCATGCCGCACGACAGCTCCAACGACTTTGCCTTGAACATTTCGTCCAGAGTCTACGATCGTGCTGGTAGTTCCCTCATAAGAGGACGGTTCCGGTAACTCTACGCCGTTCACCGTAACCAGTGCAGGAATATTAGCCATCGAAACCGTCCTTTCTTAATAAGAGTAGACCTCAGTGCCCATAATGGATACGCCCCGGTCTTTCTTCACTTTATCAACAGAGGCGGCAATTTGCTTGCCGTCAAGATATACGTTCACGTTCTGTTCTTTCAACAGCTCTTCGCCGTAACGCTGCCAGATGTCGAGGAATGCATTGTAGCAGCCGTTGTACACAGCATCTCTCATGTCCTCAGAGTTTCCTCCAGCCGCAGAATACGTGCCGCCATAAGAAGAACTGGATGTCGAGGAATTGTAACTAGAGCTTCCAACGTACTGAGATGTATCGCTGTAACTACTGGTAGACCGGCCGCCGCCAAGTTTCGATACGATTCCAGCGATTGCAACGCCAAGGGTCGCGGCAGCAGCAAGGGCTACGATTCCAGCGGGAAGGCCAAAAATCGTAGCACTGAGGGCGGCACCCACAGCAGAAAGCATTCCCGCCACTGCGGTTCCGATGGTGCTTACCAGCCCGGCAAACCCAGCGAAAATTGTCGGAAAAGAGCTGAGCAAGCCGCCAGACAGCGCAGCGCTGATTGCTTTAGCAGCCGTTGCAAGAGGAGACTTCACGTTTCCGAAAGCCTGCGTAATACCAGAAAGCATCGTCTGGGTTTCAGAAGAAACCTTTCCGAAGTTCTGAGTTAGGCTGTTCACCAGATTCTTGCCAATGGTAGCAGCTGTGTTCAGCAGAGAAGAAGCTTGGCTTTTCAATTCTTTGCTTAGTCTGCTTACAAGGTCACTTGCAACGGACTTGGCGCGTTTACGCTGCTCATCGCCCATAGCACCCCAAATGCCAGCGGCGATCGTAGTGCCGACCGTTTTCCAATCGCCGCTCTGCGCAGCCTGAATGAAAGTTTGCACCGTGCCGAAGAAGTTGGTTTTGAGGTTGTTATCGAGTTCGGCCCACTTAGAGTCTAGCCCGGAAATGATGCCGTTGACGTAGCTTGTGCCGCAGTCAATGCCATAGTTTGCCATCTCTTCGCCCTTGAGCTTGGTGGCGTCTACGAGTTTATTCATAGCATCGTTGACGTAACCGAGAGAGCCAGTGATACCGTTTGCAAGGCCCTGAACGACATAAACACCGATTTGGTGAAACACTTGCGAAGGAGAATGAATTTCAAGCGCATCTTTGAAGCCATTGACAAAACCATCAGTGAAGCTCTTAATACCATTTGTAACGGTACTCCATGCATCTTTTAGGCCGTTGATTAGGCCGTCCCAGATGAATTTGCCAAGTTTTCTTAATTCGTCAGGAAGCTTTTTGAACTCACCGACAATAGACGAAACGATTTTGGGAATTTCAATAATAACGAAAGCCACCATACGCTCCCGCCATTTAGAAATAACGTCAAGAGCTTTGAGAATTGCAGTCCAAATACTCCCCGGCAGTTCTTCAAAAAACTTAACAATAGATGAAACGATTTTTGGAACTTCGGTTGTTACAGTAACGATCATGTTTCCGACCCACTCCCCGATTTTGCCGACGGCAAAGCCAAGGGCATAGCCGATTTTTTCAGGAAGAGAGCTGAACCACTCGCCAATGCTACTTACAATGTTCCCAACCTTTTCAGGCAGAGAAGTCATAAAGTCAATGACAGCGTTCCACTTAGTGACAATGATTTGTTTGATGGCATCGATACGCTGCTCAAAAACATTTTCGACATAATGCATTTTAATGTCGGCTTCTGCGGCAGCATCTGTTTTTTCGCCGCTCTCTTTAGCGCCCCATTTGATACCAGCCCAGTGAAGAACAAGGCCAATACCGACACCAGCAGCGGCAACGGCCCCAGCAACAGGAAGGCTTGCACCAACAAGTAATGCAACGCCAGCACCAGCAGCGCCGCCAAAAATCCCCATCAGAGCAGTGATGATGGTGTCAAGAACGGGAAATTCTTTCAGCTTTTCGCCAAGCGAGAATGTAATTCCCGCAAAGGTAATAAGACCTGCAAGACCGATAGAAAGCGTTGCGGCTGTACCAGCGGCTGCTCCAAGATTGGTGAGCAGTGTGATACCAGTAATAGAACCGAATGCCGTTGTTAAAGCAGCCTGAATCCATGTACTTGCATCGCCAAGATTGGCTTCGCCGGTGCCAAGCGCATAAGTAAGGCCTGCAAGGCTTGCCACAAAAGCGATGCCCATGCCAAGCGTAATACCATCTGCGCCCATTGTGCGCCAAAGAACAAAAGAGCCAAACGCAGCAGACACCACTTCGCCTAAAAGCTCAAGAGGGTTTCCACTAGATGCGTAGCCTTTTGCAAAACTGAATACTAACGATGCTTCGACAACAACTGTTGCAATCGAAAGAGCCAGCTTTTGCAATTCTGTCATCTTGGAAATTGCTGTCGCAATGTCCGTCAGGAAATCAACAATTTTCCACAACGCAAGTGCGGCAGTGATAGCACCAATAATCGGTAACATATCTTTGAGTTTCTGCTTGATAGCATCAATCTGCTTTGCGAACTCTTCGTTGTACTGCTTGAACATATCGTAGCCGGACAGGTCTACATCGCCCAAGATATTGCCAGCAGATGCACCGCCGCCAGAGCCGGAGCTTCCCTGTGTGGGGTCAATGATGTTCAATTCATCAAAGCCCATCGTGTAGTCCCTGAGGGCTTTGGCGGCCTTCTTTGTCGAATCGGCTGTGTCATCCATCGCGTCACCGATGCCGCCAACGCTGTCAGCGCTCTTGGTGAAATCAGTGAACACGACCTTCACACCCATCAGCTTTGCCACCCATTCAACAAACTCTCGAATGAGCTGAACAGCGGCAATCAGCGGGGGCAAAATGGATTTCAGGGCAGGGTAGAGCAGAGAGCCAACAGACTTCGCCAGCATATCCAACTGCGCTTTCAGAATCTTAATCTGGTTCGCAGGGCTTTGGATGGTCTGTGCAAGGTTTCCCTGCACATTGGCAGTCTGCTTCATAATGGCAATGTAACGCAGAACCGCCTTATCTGCTTGAGACAGACTAGAAACCTGCTTGTTAAAGCCCAAGGCTAGAAGCTCCTGCTGTAACCGTGCCTGAGACAGGTCAATGCCCAAACGGCGGATAGGCTCAATCTCGCCAGAGATTGCGGAGGACATTGCGGTAAAGGTCTCTGCAACGTCCTTGTTCCAATAGGAGCCTTCGTCATAGGCAAGCTGAGTCAGGTTTTTGGACAGAACGTATGCTTTGTCACTGGTCAGACCAAACGAAGTGCCCAAGCTCTGGATGGTAGCCATGTAGGTCATCGCTTTGGTTGGGTCAACGCCAAGCAAGCCCTGCATCTTGCTAATGAGCGCATCGGCTTCACCGCTCAAATTGCCCATAGCATTATGAAACAGGTCTGTTGCTTCATAGAAGTCATTGAACTTGGCAGCAGCGTTGCCAAGATACTCAGCGATAGCTTTCAACGAAACTAGTTTTGCCATGTTCCGCATAAAGCCGTTCATCTGATTGGACAGGCTGAGATAGCTCTTGCGCTGCTTTTCGTTGGCTGCGGTCACACGGTTTGCCTGCGTGACCACCTTGCTCAACTGCGAAGGGAGCTTTGCAAAAGCGTTGCCCACCTTGTCAAGCTGAGATGCAAGAGGAGTAAGGGCAGCAGAAATCTTCTGGCAAGAGCTTGCAAAAGAATCAAGGTCTGTCGCTTTTAGCTTGTTTGTCAGGTCTGGAACCTTTCCAATCGCATTGAAAGCGCTGCCAAGAGCTTTAAGGCTCGATGCGTCCAGAATGGACAATGGAGCCAAAGCGTTAGTAAGCTGAGTAATGCTTCCAGACATAGAGTAAAAGTCCACGCCGCTCAGACCAGACACAGCCGCAGGGATCTTCTTGATTGCATTTACGACCGTGTTGATGCTCTTTGTGCTTGCGGTCGTGTTGACACTGGAAAGCCCGTTCAGAAAGCTGGTGATTTTGTCCAGTCCAGACATTCCGGCGGATGCCTGTTTCAGCGTTGCAATGGAACCAGCCAGCTTGTCAAGGCTGTTCACAACCTTCGTGACGTTGCCTTTTGTCCGCAAATTAGAAATGGCGGCAGTAAGCTTGTCGATATTAAGCTCTGCGCCCTGCGATTCCACAGAAATCTCTACGGATAAGCTCGTAATATCAACATCAGCCATCACTACCACCATCACTTTCCATCATAGAGAACATCATTCTCTTGATTCGCTCCTGCGCCTCAACTGCGCGTTGGTATTCATACTCGTCTTTCTCCTTTTGGGTAAGGGGAATCGGTCTATCCATGTACTTGATAGGGCTAGACCCTTTTTTACGGAACATATTGCCAACCGTAGAGGAAAGCGCAGATGCCATGTAAAAGCCGTTTCTCCACGCTTCAGCATTGGCTCTGCGTTCTCGCAGCTCCTCTGCGTCACGGTAGACTTTCGCCAGCCAGACATCGCCGTGCCAGAACTGGTCGTAGGTCATGCCAATGGAGATGTAATAGGCTTCTACATCGTGGAATAGCTTGGAGAAGGAGAATGGCTCTCCCTCTCCGTCTGCTTCCTGAGATTGTGCGGTTACACAATCTCCCACGTTGCGTTTTTTGCGGTCTTGTCCTCAGTGTCAGTTGCCAGCAGGGACTTGGAAGCGTCCATGAACATCTCAAGCAGAATGCCCATCAGGTCTTCCTTCTCCTCGATGTGCTGGAACATCTCGTCCACGACCTTGCGCTTGATGCCCTTGTTCCGTGCGATAAACGCGCCGTAGAATAGGGCGCGGGAATTGGACAGCAGGTTGGTCATCTGGGTGTACTGGCCAATCTGAAAACCTGCGCGTTCGGTGGCTTCCACGCTGTCACGGGTAAAGGTCAGCTCATAAGTGTTCTTACCATCGGGGGAATGAAAGTTGATAACCTTAGCAGCCATAATAAATGCTCTCCTTTATAAATAGAGGCAGAACCAAATCCGTTGTTCAGTTCTGCCCGGTTTGATTGATTCGATTTTTGCGGTTTAGCCGCCAGTGACAGTCAGGGTCTCGCTGAACTCAGGCTTCTTGGTGAAGATGCAGTTGATGGTCATTTCCACAACCTCGTCAACGCCAAAGCCGGACAGTCCAACCTGATGCATACCCTGCCAAGTGAAGCCGGAGCCGTCCTGCATCTTCAGGGCGTAGTACTTTACAGCGTTGCTCTCGGAAGTCTCATCGTAGCCAGCTTCCTTGACCTTCTTGTAGTCAGTCTTGTTGTAGTTGGCGGTAAAAGACTTGGTATCAGACTGGATAATGCCAAAGATGTTGACCTGCATGGGGTCAGACAAAGTGGTGGCATCCAGAAGGTTCGGCTCAGAGATCAGGTCGGGTACATCCTTGATGTCGCACAGCTTCGTCAGAGCGGTTGCGCTGTCGCCACAATATAGGGTGGTATTCAGACCGGAGATAGCAGTACTCATAGAATGTTTACCTCCTTATTTTCGGTAAATCATTCCGTCCTCTCCGATTGTTGCCCCATAGCTGCAATCAATCCGATAGACGGAATTGTTGTACAGCCCATTCAACGGGGCAAACGATTTTCGATAGAAATTGAGCGGTTCCAATACAGAATCCACGATGTCCACAATGGAGCGGGCTTCTGCAATGCGTCCGCTGGTTTTGTTGGAATAGACCCGCACGCGCAGGGAAATGGCAGCATACTTGCTTCGGCTGGCAGAATCACGATGAACCGGGAGATTGCTGTTTTCCTCTATCTGCACACATGGAAACTTTTTGACGTTGCTGTCATTGATTTCGCCAGTGACGAAGATACCAGGCACTTGCTTTCGCAGTTCCTTGGCAACAGCTGTAAAGATAGAATTGAAATAATCAATCAACTATTCCAAACCTCCCTCCACGTTGCTTCTACCTGAGAAGCCATTTCTTCAACAGCTCCCCACATAGCCATAGCTGGTTCGTTACCGCTGGTGTAATTCAACTGTCCCTTGCCGGGAACGGTATCCACATAGGTTCCGGCATTACCGGGGTCACCGTAGTAGTACCAACGTCTGCCAGCACCCTTGCCTTGACCATAGGAGCCATGCGCACCAACACCGGGCGGCAGTTCGCCGCCATATCCGTTGTGATGTGCACCGGTACCAAACTCGATAAAGGCGACTGACTTGCCCTCTGCAATGATGGTGCAAATGTTTCCGTTCTGCTCAACACGACAAGAGACATCGTTGCTACCGGCATATTCTGCATTTGCAAAGCGAACTTTCGCTACATCAAGCCCTTTGTCAGCCAATGACTTTGCAAACTCTTGCGCCTTTTTGTTCAGGGTGGTCTCGTACTCCCGTATCTGACGTTCCGCATCGCGAAGTCCGGCATCGCTCAACCTCACTTTAATTTTCACTTGCAGCCACCTCTTTCAGCGCATACAACGTGTCCGTAATATGCTCTGCGACCTTGACCACAGTGTAATTGAAGGGCTTTGAAACGTCCGTCTGAAACCAGACGCGCGTACCTTCATAAAGCGGTGTGTTGCGCTTTTTACTGGACGAACTGGCAACGTAGCTGTAATCCGTGAACGCTCCAAAAGGGTTTGCTTCCGCAGAACCAGTAGGGGGGCTGACATTCAGCATCAGCTTTGCGGGGTCGCTCCACGATTCGTATGCGGATTCGCCAGTCTCGTTTCCCCACTCGTCCACAACAGGCGTTTTCTCGCCAACTGGGTTTGAATACCACAGCGGGCGTTTATCCAGCGGACTACCATTAAACATCAGCCGATAACACCTACTCTCGGAACTACTTCGTTCAGCAGGGATTGCGCCACATCGGAGCTTTCCCACACACGAGTGATACCGTTATTGGTATAACTCGTCTGTCCGTTTGCGCCGATGTGGTTGTACAGTTCCGCTGCAATGCGTATCTGCAACGACTGATACTGCAAGGGTAACTCGTCCGGTTTGTTGCCGAAGGGGTAGCCCTGTGCAAATATCTTGTCTTTGGCGAAATCAAGCAGCAGGTCGAAGAGTGGGTAGTCCTCGTCCGTGATTTCACGGTCAAGTGCTGGGGCAATGTACTGCCCCAGCTTGACTGCCGCTTCGGAATACTGGTCTCCCATGCTGCTTTCCTCCTTTCGCCTTAGTAAGCCTTGATGCAGTACACAGCGTCCATGCGCTCAAAGGACGGCAGGACGATTTCAGAAACGTAGATGTTGGTGTTGACAGGATGCACAGTCTGCTCAGTGGTAACAGCAACGCCAGTATTCACAACGGAAACCTGTGCGTTGGAGATGCCAGCCATCAGGTCGGCTTCCTCAGGGGTGGCAACATAGTACATATTGCCCAGAGAGCCAGAAGGAGCCAGCACGACATAGCCATCAGGCAGATACTTCTCAGCAGCTGCGGTTTCCTCCGGCTTGTACATCTTGTCGTACAGATGAACGCGGATGCCAGATGCGCTTTCGACAACAGAACGTGCCTCGGAATCGACAAGAACGGCGGTGGCGGTTTTCATAACCGTCAGGAACCGGTTCTTGATTTCATCCGCAGCAATCATCTTGTGGAAAGTGTTGGTGTTCATGTAGGCATCGGTGATAATCTCACCAGTGTTTGCCAGCACGGTGTTTGCGGCAGTGGTCATCGTGGCGATGGGGGTTGCGGTGGTGGGAGCGTCCCACTTCTCCTTAGTGGCCAGAGCCTTGTAATTGGACTGCTGCCAAGTGCCGTCCGGGTCATAATCGTAGACGTAACTCACGCCGTTGGACTCAATAGAGATGCCGGGCTTGCCAGTCTTAGGAGTCAGAAGCTGCCACACCATTCGCTCAGGCACAATGCGAGCACCGGTAATAAGCTGTGCGGTATCATCGTAGACACGATTGATAACGTCTGCCGCAAACTCCTGATTAGTAGCCAGAACAGAGATAATCTTGCGGCGGTCTTCCTCGTCAATGTGAGTGCCCTCACGGAAGAACGGCATATTGGTCTCGGTCATTTTGATGCCCTGACGAGTACGGAACGTAGCCTTGGTATCGAAAACGCTAGGCTTCAGCGAAACGCCAACGCCCTTGTGGCCACGCAGCCACTTCAGTTCCATGCTGACTTTCTTCCGAGCAGGGAACAGGGCATCGGAAGCATAAGGCTGCGCATTGGTCGGGTCATTCGTCCAATAGGCGGCAATCGCAGCGGGGGAGAAGATTTCATTCAGATTCAGTGCCATAATTTAGTCCTCCTTACTCGCTCTTTGCGCCAACATCAGTACGGCAGAAAACGGCGGGAACAGCCTTTTTCAGAGCGGCAATATCGTTTGCAGAATAGGTAAAGCCGGACAGCTTTGCCTTGTCCACATCAATAACGCCCTGAATCAGCAGTGCGCCATTGGGGTTGACGGCAGGGTCAACGGTGTGCAGCAGAATGCCAATGGCATCGGTAGCCGCATCAGCAGCACTTGTGCCAGTAGTGGCAGCGGCTTTCAGGCCAGTCTTTGCCATAGGATAACCAGCCGGAACAGCGTTGGTCTCCTTGACGGTAAAGGGAATGGCAACATAGGTATCAGCAGCCAGAATAGTGCTTTCAGGAGCCGATACCGGAGTATTGGTGTACTTCATGTTTTCCTCCTTAATGGAAAGCAGTCATTGCGTCACTCGATGCCTTGTTTGCGTCTGCACGCTCCTGTGCGAAGCGTTTAGCAAAGGCAACACCCGCGCTATCTGCGCTGTTACCATTACCATCCGCACCCGGAGGCGTGGGCATATCCTTCAGCAGAGAAGCCTTGTATGCGGTGTCGTGGGCAGTCATAAACTCCGACTGGAACTTAAACACCTTGTCCATGTCACCGTCAGCCAGTGCAGATGCAGCCTTGCCAGCCAGTTCAGCGTCATAACCCTGTGCAACGAACTTCTCACGGTAAGATGCAAGGGTCTTTTCCTTGACGAGGTTTTCCTTGTCGGCAGTCAGGGCTTCAATCTGCTTCTGCATCTCTGCCAGTTTGTCAGCCTGTTCCTGTGCGGCGTTCTCGTCATCGGTACGCTTTGCTTTGAGCTGCTTCTTGTACTCGGCAGCTTCACCGTTGGCTTTCGTCACGGCGTTGCGCAGCTTCTCGACCTCTGCGTTAGGGTCTGCAACCTTTTCCAGCGCAGAAATGATTTCATCGGCGGTCATGCCCTCTTTGTAGGCATCACCAAGTAACGCTTTGTAGTTCATATTGTTAATTTCCTCCTGCGTTTTTTTACCGTTGCTTCCCTGCAACGCTGCGAAATTTATATCCCGGCTTCCCTGCCGGAATATATCAGCCCGCTAATGCGGATTGATTTTTAGTCGATTAGTTCCCCTGCGCCGTTGTAAACCAGTTCTTCTTTCGCAGCATCAGGAGCGGCGAAAACGGTCGGAACAAGATAGACCGGAACGCCATACAACTTTGCAGCATCAATTTCTACAGTACAGCCGTTATACTGAAAGGCGTTATCGCCGCAAATGCCGATAAAATAATCAGCCTGTGCGAGAAGTTCGATGCTCTTGCCAAGATACCAAAGCCCTTCAGTTTTGCACTTAGGCGGGTTATCTTCGATATAGGTCGGGATAACCTCAAGGCTTTCACCGTACACTGCTTCGGCAATCTTGTGCAAACGGTCAAACGTCATCCGAATATTTTCTTCCGACCGATTCTTCATCGGGCAAGAAATAAACAGCTTCTTCATTTTTGTCCTCCTTCCTTTGCATTAGCCTGTTCGCCAACCATTTTGCTGTTGTCGGCAATATGGTCTGCGGGCTGTTCCTGCGGCTTCGGTGCTTTCCCGTCCTCGCCCAGCTTGCCAGCGGCAATCAGGAAGGGCTTACTCATTTCGTAAGCAGCCTGCGGGTCAGGGAACAGACCGGGCGTAGTGAACGCCAACTGCGGATCAATGGGCTGACCGAGCATCTGCGCGAAAATCTGAACCTTGCTCTGCTGGTTGTCGTACTGACGGCGTGGCAGTTTGATATTGATGTCACTTGCCATTAGCTTAGAACCAGCCGTATCACGCAGGATTTTCAGCATTACAGACAGGCTTTGGCGTTCAGCGTACTTGAACATATTCTCGTACTGCTGCGCCCTTGCTTCGGTGTGATTCCAGCCGTTGCGGACAATAACTGCGCCCACATTGTCGGACGTTGCGTTCTCGCTGCCAGTGGCACTAGGCATAGCAGTCAGACTGCGATACACGTTCAACATAGAATCAAGCAGGGTCTGGCTCTGCTGCTGGTCAAGCTCGTTTGCAATCTGAGAAACAGAAGCGGGCAGACCAGAAGTGGATTTCAGGCACATTGCACCAAGTTCCTTCACTTGGTCAAGCGCATCCTTGTCCACAAGGCAGTTGGTAAACACCATGATGGACTGGATGAACTGCGCCACACCGTCCAAACGGTTGCTTTCAAGGTCGTTGATAGCATCCAGCACAGGGATAGCCGGTTCAAACAGCCCCATCCGCTCCGGGTTCAGCTTGTATTCGACCATCGGCAGCATTCCGAGGGAGTGATTTTCAGACTTTGTAACCTTGCCGTTGTCGATTTCAAAATACTGGTTTGGCGTATACACGCAAATCAAGTCGTTTAGGTCATTCTGATAATTGCGTGGGATGTGTAGCACATTGGCAATGGGCTTGTGACCGATGCCGGAATTGTAAATCACATACGCCATGTCCGGGTCGGGAACGTCCACCAATAGGGGCGTTTCGTCCGGGTAGTTGCCGTTGTACCCCCTGTCAGGAAGAACAATGCGGTATCCCTGTCCACACTCTAACATCCACTGCCAGAGCCGCCGATCAAGCGCATCCTTGCCCTCGTACTGCAAGGCGTTGGACAGGCGGGCGATTTCCTCACCGTCACCAGTTGCCGTTTCAGACCGCACATAAGAGCAGGGAGTGCCGCTCATGTAGCCTGTGTAGAAGCCCACGCACTCGTTGGCGTGGTTCTCTACAATGCGGTTGGTGATTTCAGCATGGTATTCCTTTGTGCGAAGGAGGACAGGTTGACTGCCCAAGTAGTAGTTGTGCAAAAAGCGAATCTCATTCTTGTTCAGCAGATGAATAGGCTCTGCTTTGCCCATTACCACTTTCAGTACATTTTCCCGATTGATTTCCGTTTCCGGCGTTTCAATCGGTCTGCGTCCGGTCAGCGGATTATTCAAAAATCCGCCAACGACCATTTGATACTCAGCCATGTGTTCCTCCTTTCCGGCAAAATAAAAAGCGCAGCAAGACAAACCTGTTAAGGTCTATCTCACTGCGCCAAAACTGCGCTTCAAAAGCTATTCACTTTTCCGGTGGATGGATGATTTTCACCCATCCTTCCCTTGTGTCTCCTTCGATAACGCCCTTGCATCTGTCGCACTTGAAATGGTATCGTCCGTCCACTTCGCCAAGATAGCGATTGCAGCGGACGTTCTTATAAATTGGGTTTTGACGGATACAAGGACAACAGATTCTAACTAGCATGAGCGCTCCTTTCGTTGGATTTTTGGAAACAGGCTGTTTGGCACAGACCCGTCAGAAGCCACCGGGAAACTGTTCGCACTTCCGGTCATGCTATTCTCCGCCCGGAGAAAGCCATTGCAGCCTTTGCATTCAGTTGTCGGACAGACGTAAACGGGTCAGCTGCAATTTTGGTGCTGCATAATGGATTTGAACCAATGTATGTCCGGCAATGCGTCGGGTGCTCTAGTCCTGAGCTAATGCAGCATAGAAACCCGGCTTAATTGTTTAACCGCTGCTCTTTGCAATGTCATGCCTAAACATTACATTGAGAGCCGGGAATAGCGGTGGAGGTTTTGGAGAATAAGTCCATGCAAAGCTAGGTAGTTAGTTGTGCTGCGTAACGGAATTGAACCGTTGCTTGCCAGAAGAGGGGGAGTATTCTGACATTCCCAGCCAGCAGGGAACGCAACATATAAACCCGGCGAATGGAAAGAGTGAAAAGCATTCGCCGGTAAAGGAGGAACACGCTCATTGACACGAAAGCGAGTAAAAATGACAAAACCTCGCTATGCCGGGCTATTCCTTAGAGGAAGCTGCAAAACTTCCTGTGTACATTATAAGCCTTGTCAAGTGGTGAAATCAAATAAATAGACCCAGCGAACACAATATATTGTGTTTTTAATCAAAATGGACGCTTGACAGGCTCGATTTTACTGATTCCGTTATACAATTCATCGGCAAGCTGTGCCAGACTGTCCGGTGCATCATCGTGCGGAACTTTGCCAAGCTGCGTGAACATCGTCACCTGCTCCATGAACGCCTTGTACTCTTTCGACTGGTGCTTCTCGTCAAGGAAATAGAACCGTTTGATGTCCGGCGCATACTGGATGATTCTTGACAGCTTGCTTTGCCCACTGGGCGCACGTTGGCTGCGGACAGAACAGTGATAGCCCTGTTGCCGGAGCTGGCTGTCTACCACATCACAGTATTCGTCACCGCCGTTGTTGGCTTCGCCACGCACCACGTTGATTTTATGCTGAATGATTTTGCCCACAACTTCCGGTCTGGTCACGGTCTTATCGCCGTTATTGAACACAAGGTCAGGGATGAACACAGCATCTCCGTACACATAAGCGATAGGACAGGCGGTGAAATCTCCGCCACCCCATGCAATATCCATGACCATGAGTTTGCGATCAGGCTCACCATCAGGCAAAACGCCGTTGAAATACCGCAGTTCATCGGCAGGGAACAGCAGACCTTCACGCACATAGGGCTTGCCCATGTACTTTGCCCACCATGTTGCATCATCAATGCTGGCTTTCATATCGGCATAGTAGGCATCATCAAAACCAACACCATAGTCATAATTAAAGTTACTGTGTCCGTTCTCATCCACCGCAGGAATCACCCGGAATCGGTACTTTGGGTTGTCTGCATACTGGTTCTGGATACGCCCCAGAGGGTCAAGCACGTTCCAGCGTGTACCGACCATCAGCTCTAATGCGCCTTGCTTTTTGCGGTCTTTCAACTGGTTCAGGTAGGCATCGTACTTGTTGTTCAGACGCTCAACGTTCAGGCTTTCCTCCAAGTCCTCGATCAGGTCATCACTGTACAGAACGCCGCCCTCGCCGATTTCAACAGCACCAGTCAGCGTACCGCCGATTGAGCGGCAAGTCAGGGTTGGGAAGCGCTTCTTTCGGTTCAGGTCAACGCTTTCGTCCTTTGCGCTTTTGTCCACAAGCTGAACGTCAGGGAAGATTTTACCCCAGTTGTAGGTTACAGGGTCGGTGATGATGGACAGCACTTCGCCGTAGAAGCCGTTGGTCAGCTTGTCAGAGTGCCCGCTCATAACCGATGCAACGTCAGGGCGGTTGCCCATCAGCCATGTGATGAAAAATATACAGAGCGTACTCTTTCCAGTTCTCGGGGGCTGACTTACCCCAAGAAATTCTACACGATGGAAAAACAAGTCCTCTAGGTCACGAACCAACGTCAAAAGAACCTTTCTTCTCGGCTGATAGAACTTCTTCTCCGGCGCACGGTTCCATTCAAGGTAGATGCAATAGCTATCAAACACATCCCTTGCTTCAAACAGGTAAGTTCGGCCGATAATGTCATAGGTCTTCGCTACGTCCTCGCCTGTTTTCATCTTGCCCATCATGGCTGCACAGACAGAGCGCAACTCACCAGAGTACTTGTAGGCATCAAACCGCTTGTCTTGCGGCAGGGCATCTCTCAGGTTCACCACCGCCTGAAACCAGTCTTCATAGACCTGTGCTTCGGTCGGATTCTGCTTTGCATACGCTTTGATGCTGTCAATGATGGCGATACACTGCTTTGGCTGCATAAAAAATAGGCACCCCCTACCTGAAAATGTAAAGAGTGCCTACAACTGCACAAAAATCAAATATTCGGTTTTATAATGCTGTTTTCGGAAAATTATTTGCTAAAATTCGTTTTAACGGATAGAATGTGCGGTTTATTTGACTTCTTCTGCAAGCTGGTTGAGCCTGCGTTTCAGCTCGTCCGCATCATAGTACAAGGCGTCTGCAATGGCGTTGAGAATATCAGGCTTGTCGGTGTAATCGCACAGCGTTTCAATGAGTTTCAAACTCTGCTCTGACAATTTTACAGTTTTCATGTCGCTTTTCCTTTCTCGTTCGGTTTTATTCTAGGTTGCGAACAATGTCACCTATTCTGTTCAGCAATCCGATACCATGTCTGGCGGGTCACGCCAAGCTGCTTGGCAGCGTCATTCTTTGTATAATGTCGGCTCACGTTTGCCATCACAACCAATTTTCATAATGTAATCAAGATATTGTTTTACCATCGTGCTATCTTCGCAAATGCTGGCATACATAGCCAACTGGATATTCTGCCCTAAGTTTGATTCAGTTGGTTTAATGGTCAATCCTTCATTTTCAAAAATCAGAATGGAGTTTGCTAATTTGCATCCTTCAACAAAAGAAAACAATTCTTCGTATTTCACAAAATCAAAAATTGAACGCAGCTTTGTTGTTCCATCTTGAACAATCAAATTACCGCCATGAATATTTTCTAGTTTTTCAGTTAAATCCATCTTTTGTTTCTTACTCATATTGATGTTCCTCCAAAAGAATGGTATACTGTGGTTGCACCATTCTTTTTCCTGTTTTGGTTGGTTTGGTGTACTCTTAGCGGTGGCTTGTGGTTGGGCTGCCGCTATTTTTATTTGCGTATCTTTCGACACGCTCATACCAAGTGGATTTCCCGATGCCAAGCTGCTTGCAGCACTCTTTTACGGTAATTTTGCCTTTTTGCTGTTGCTCTAATAGGCTTTCAAACTGTTGCTCGTCAACTTGCTTTTCCTGTCTGCCAAAGCTACGGCCTGTTCTGGCCGACACTCTCTTGCCATCAACAATAGGCATGGCAGCTATGCCCTCTGCCTGACGTTGCTTGGTTTTCTTGCGTTCCTGTTCAGCTACTGCGCCCAAAACCTCAATAAGGATGTTGTTTACCATTTCCAGCACCCACGTCTGGTCTTGGAAGTCAATAAGCGTGGTCGGAATGTCGAGAATGCGAACAATCACGCCTTTTTCTTTGAACCATTGAAGTTCTCGCTTCATTTCGTCTTTGTCACGACCGAATCGGTCAAATTCCTTAACGATGACTTCATCCCCAGCCTTGACAGTCTCTTTCAATCGTTTATATTGCGGACGGTCAAAGCTACTACCTGTCATTTTATCACAAAATACGTTCTCGTCCGGGATGTCGAACCGATCTCGTGCGATTTTAAGCTGTCTTGCAAGGCTTTGCTCCTTACTAGACACTCTAGCTAAGAAGTACTGCATATCATACCTCCGCCCAATTCGTTTTACTCAACATCATATCCGCCATCAACTTTAGTTCCTCTAGGAACCACCATAATTTTATAATCAAGGATTCTCAGCATTTCGTCTAAAACTTTCACACTCATGTTTTTTTGAACAAGCCGATTGCAAAAAACATTCGATTTGATTTTTAGTTTGTAGCACATATCCGAAACCTTGACATTTTGAGATTTCATGATTTCAGAAACAATTTCTCCTGCCCTCATTTTGCATCTTCCTTTCTCTGAATCAATTATAACTCAGATATATGTGACTGTCAAGAGTAAAAAATAAATGTTTACTATCAATAGGGTCACTTTTTCATCAACACTTTTTTGTGTTAGTTTACAACTTGTATAATTATCGTATTATCAAGTTTTACTATAAATTTCCGCCCCAATTCTAACACATTAAAGTGTCAAAACCACTATAAAAAATGTACACTAAAACGTGTTTTAACGTACAAATTATACAAATTGGGCTGTTGACAACTATATACCAAGCGTCTATAATCTAAGACAGCAGAACACACGATGAATCAGCCAACAGCGGCAGATTTATCCTTTGTGGCATAAAAAAATAGGCCGTCAGCACTACCGACCAAAGTTGCACTGACGACCTATTCCACCACAAAACAGAAGCTGCGCAACCAAGGGCGCAGTCTCGGTTTCTGTCAATTATTATAGCAGAAGCAAACGACTTCTGCAATAGAAAGGAGCAAAAAACATGAACTTTCCCACGACAACCGAAGAATTTCTGAAAACCATCGCCCACGGCAAAGAGCCGACCAGCGAGGACAGGGAGTATGCAGAAGCGCTTGGTAAGCTGTCCGAACTGAACTACCGGGCAGGGTACGAAGCGGGAGCGAACAAAAATAATGGATGAGTTTTGTGCAAAACGTAGAAATCCAGAGAATAGTACAGATAGCAGTACTACATCCGGTGTTTCATTCCTTGACTTAACACAAAATAAGGTTATACTAACATCACCAGCAAATAAAAGGAGGTGAATAGACATGAGTAGCCCTTACGCCGAACGGTTCAAGCGAACGCTAACAATTAGTATGACTGACAAGCAGTTTGAACATTTGCAAGCGTATTGTATCAAGAAGCGTGTATCGTTGTCCTTTGCGCTTAGAGATGCGTTCTTTACGCTGCATCCCATCCCGGAGACCGATGAAAAAGAATAAGACGCCCGCTAAAGTTTACCGACCACAGCGAACGTCTTATGAAACACTCAGAGAGTATAGACCCTCTTTGGGTTATTATACCAGAGATGGCCTACTCTTGCAAGATAGAAAGGTCAAATTTATATGAATAATAATCTCGAAACCATCCGAATCTTTTCCGAAGATGTTATCCCCGTGTACGACACCGACACTGGCGAAAAGGTAGTGCTGGGTAGGGAGTTGTACGAAAGGCTGAAAATTAAGACCGATTACACGCATTGGTTTGCAAGAATGTGTGAATACGGATTTGTCGATGGAACGGATTATTTCACGGATGTCAAAAATGTCACCCGTGACGATGGGCGTAAAATGCCGCAAAAGCAAATCGACCACATCATCACTCTGGACATGGCAAAGCACATTGCAATGATTCAGCGGACACCGCAGGGCATGGAAATTCGCCAGAAACTGATTGACCTTGAGAAGAACGTGTCTATCAACCAGTTCGCAGGACTTTCTAAGGAGCTGCAAGCAATCCTTGTGATTGACCAGCGCACCATGAAGCAGGAGCAGCGCATTTCTGCTCTTGAGAACACTATGACCATCGACTACAACCAGCAGCGTGTGTTAAAGCGTGTTGTGAACACAGTGGTTATCAACGCTCTGGGCGGCATGGACAGCCCGGCCTACAAGAGCCGCAGCGTCTCTCAGAAGCTGTTCATGGAATGCAACCGGGACATTCAGGACTGGTTCAACGTGAACAGTCGGAACAACGTGCCGAAGAAGCGGTTCGATGAAGCTGTCGAGTACATCAAGAAGTGGAGACCGTGCGCGAACTCTGTTATGTTGGTTCAGGTCACGAACGGCCAGACCCAGATGTCCATGTGAAAGGAGAACGGATATGATTAACGGCGATAAGTACGAAAATCTTGACGAATACATCAGCGACACTCTGGAAAATATGGAGTGGCTTTGGAGAACGCCTGACGTTGGAGAAACCTACAACGGGCGAGTGATCGCTTGCAACGGCAAAGAGGTTGCGTGCGGCTATCTCTCCTACGAAGCAGACAAATACGGTGATTTGAGACCGTACCTGTGCGACAACGGCAAGATTGTCATGCGTGACATTAACGATTGGATGCCGATGCCGAACGTGACCAGCGCATTGAAGAAGTAAACAGCCAATAAGAAAAGCCAGTGGTTAGAGAGCATCTAGCCGCTGGCTTTTTGTGTTATGCGTTAATCTTGAATGGCAACCACTTCATAAGAGCTATAACCAGTAAATCCACTCAACGGATGAAGCTCAAATGATGCTGTTTGCCCCGAAGCAAGGCCGTCCATGATGTAAGTATACTCACCGCCAACAGGAACTTCATTGCCTTCGGTGTCTTTCATTTTGTAAAGGACAACGACCTTGACTGCATTGCTTGTAAACTGGCTGTTGTTCGTAACCTGTCCAGTGAATCGCAAATCATAGCCAGAGCCACGCTTAGAAACATTCGTGACGGCCAGTTCACCAGCACGGATAATCTGATTGGAAGGACTTGCTTCGTGAACGTTCCAGTCCTCTGCGCTTGTCGTATACTCAATTCTTGTCGGCTTAACGCCATCAGAATCAAAAGCGATATAATCGCCATACCAATAAGAATCACCTTCGCCAACCCAGTCCAGCGTTTCAGAACCGGTCTTTAAGACGGAGCCATCTTCGCCGTATACCGTGACATTCAGCGAAACAAAATCGACCGCCCAATCGGTGTTGGGATTTTCAACCAATACAGCGTAGAACACATAGTATCTCGTTTTGCCGTATTCGTACTTGGTTTCAAGATGGCTATGGGATTCTTTGATTGTTATGGGCTGCACCTGTGTTGCATTGGTCTCTTCCAGCTCAATAGGAGCAGACCATTCATCAGGCTTTGCAGTTGCCATTGCGCTAATAGGCATAGCAAGCATCATAGCCGCTGCCAGAGCCGCCGCAATGATTCTCTTTCTCATTTTGATTCTTCCTTTCTTTGGCGTGTTGCCTTTAGCTGATTATAGCACAATCTAGGCTCCGAGAGGGGCCTTTTTGTATTTTTTGGAATTTTTGGAGACTTGCACAATCAGATGGGTTTCGTTTTGTAAAGGTGGGGGTGGGTGTTGGCGAGAGGGACACCAAAAACGCCTTTTTCTTTGAAAAATTTTATCGCGGGCATGACCCACCCCACCCCCGGCGCTCCCTGTATACCCCTCCGGTGCACCCCTGCCCACTCCAGCACACCCGGAACAGCGGCACACGACAGGCAGCAGCGCAGACCATGCAAGGCACGGCTCACCGGCACACACGCCCGGACGCTGGACACGCTGCACCGGTCTGCACCCGATACCAGACAGGCCGCGCCGGGTAGATCGGGACGGCGGAAGGGCTGGGCTGCCTGCGTAGTGCGTTCGGTAAAGTGTACAATTTCGGACGCTATATTTATACTCATTTATATCTGTATTTTTTTGTGCAAAGCCCTTGACTACTCAGATATAAATGATATAATATAGACAAGCTCAGAAATAAATGAGCATCAACCACCTTGAACCAAAACAGGAGGACAAAAACCATGAAACTAGAATTTAGAACCAAGAACACCGCATACGGCAATGCGCACTATCTGTGCATTGATACCAACGCAAAAACCTTTTCCCGCGTCCCCGATGGCTGGGTATCTAAGGACGTCCCTGTTGTAGCAAAGCGGGATATGAACACAATCAAGGCTCAGGCCATTGCAGACGGATACACGGAGGTATAAACCATGACAAAGAAGGACAGAGTGCAGATTGTCGAAAACGCAATCAACGAGTATTTGGACGCCAAACACAGCGGGGATGCTGATGCAATTAAGGCCGCAATAAACGGCATGGAAAACGTCTATATTATGATGTGTGATTATTGCGTTCCCGGCGTTGAAACGCTCCGGGAGTTAATTTTGGAGGTGCAGTAAAATGACCAGATCGGACGAACTAAACGCTGAAATTAGGAATCAGGCCGTGCGCCTGTATCCCAAGTGCGCCGGGCTGTTTGAGTTGCCATTGATGGTATACACTCAGATTGTAGCGGACAACCTGACCCGCTCCAAGCCGTACCGCTTGAGCGTTGAGCGGTGCAAAAAAATTATTCTGGCAATGCCGGAGTTTGATTGATGGAGGTTTTACAGTATGATTACTTTGGACTTTACCCAGTGGGCCGCCCTCTGGTATGTGGGCGGCATGATCTCCGGCGCACTCGTTATGATCGCATTTCTCAACAGCTAACAAGGAGGGCTAAAAAATGACGATGTTTGAAGAAAAGGTGAACGCATACCGCGAAAACAAGCGGTTAATTGAAGAGCTTGAAGCGATGAACGACGCCGTAAAGGCTGAAATTATTGACATGATGCACGGCGCGCCCGAAATGGTACAAGGCACTGCGAAAGCCATTTACAAGGACGTGCAAAGCGTCCGGCTCGATAGCAAGCTTTTACAGGCCGCACACCCTGACATTTATACAGAATGCAGTAAGCGCACGACATACAAGCGGTTTAGTGTGGTATAAGGAGGTTATAACATGATTATGCAAATTCGTCATTTTACAAACGCTGGTTTACCTTGCACATCTCACAATTGTACTGTTCCCCGCATTTTGCAAGAGTACCGGAAAATAGAATCACGCCTTCCGCATGATGCCGTTGTGACATTCATCGCGGCAAATGGCTCCATTGTGCGACAAGATGCTATACGCAACTGGTATGTTTACACAGACAGCGCCCACGCTCCAAAGCGGTATAGTTATCTTGCATCTGCGCTCAAATGTGCAGATGTTGGGGGGTGCAAGCTGTGATTCTGTCCTGTGTTCTATTTTTCTTCTGGTTCTTTTCCGCGCTGTTCAAAGCATCCAAATAAGAAGCATTCCACCCGGTCAGAAATGGCCGGGCTTTTCTTTTGCCTTGCATCTGCTGAGGGTGCGGGGCTTTTCTTTTGCCCTGCTGCAATACAACCCCATACAAGCGTTTACGGCGGCTTTTATGCCATTCATGCAGTTATACCGCCCACGCCACAAAACAGCACACAAGGATTTACAGGGGCTTTTCCGACTATTTCCCGTTGCTGTTTTGTGGCTGTGCATCCTGCTATACTGCACCGCCTGCACCACACCGGAACACATCACAGCGCCGCAGCAACTCCAGCGCATACCAGATACCAGCACCACGCTGGACGCTGTGCAGGTCAGCACATCCACCTATTATAATAAGGTATATAAGGGCGCAACACATCGCAGACCATGCCAGCCCGGCGGGGTCTGCTCCTGCTGTCTGCGGATTACTGGCAAGTGCTGACACACTGTCAGCAGTACAAACCCGGCGCATTTGCTGAGGGGTCAGCGCCTCCGCCTGTGCAGTGTCATCCCGGTGGCTTGCGATCTGGCACCGGTCAGCAGTCAGGGCGCACCGGGTCAACTTGGAACCCTCCACCCGGCGGAGCAGTCCAGCAGTTTGGAGCGCAGCGGGCGGCGCGGAACTATTGGCGGCTACCGCCGCATCTCTTTTCGGGCTTTCGCCCGATAGCCAATAAGGACGAGCAATAGTCGTAGCGTCCCGGCTGGAATAGTCGTAACAGGTTCTGGAATAGTCGTGGCCAATAGTCGTAGTTTCTCCAATAAAACAGTCGCGGAATAGTCGTAAAGTCGTCAGACGACAAGCTTTTGAAAGTCCTATATATAGTATAGCAACGAGCAGTCCGCTGATAGTTGCAGAGTAATAGTCGTAGCGTTTTCTTGCGAATCATCGTCAAATAGTCGTGTATTTTTTGTATGAAATGGTCGTTCGCCTTTTAGAGAAAGAGAGATGCGATAGTCGCTAAGTCGTCCGACCATTCCCAAAATCAATAACTGTCAAGACACCTATCAGTTTTAATCCTAGTTACATTACCTCAAAATCTTTAACCATCGTACTTATTATAATAGTCGCAGACAATTACTCAATCTTTTTAACTATTATTCCACTGAAATAGTCGTACCATCCGATTCGGTTCGTTCTTCTTCGATTTAATTGCCAACAGCCACAATCATATCATATTAATCAACTAGAATTATCCATTCAGCAAATACTTCAATACTTTTAACTATCTAATAAAACCATCCAGCTGGTCAGTTGCTTTCAATCTGTAATCAACCGCTCATACCGCCATGCAACATTTCTACATATTCAACCTACCACAAAATGAAGTCAATTCTCCATGTGAAATAGTCGCAGACCATCTACCAGTCTGAACCTCACGCCGGTTCTCTCCTACTGTCTGCTCTGCTGGCTAACGGTATAGTTTTGGAGATAGAGGGTTGTAGGGAGAAAGAACCTTTGTGGAAACATTTGGTTGTCGTTTTCAGTTGTCGCAGTTGTCGCACCATTTTGGCGTGGGGACATGAAATAGCTTGTCTATTTCATGGAAGGGAGATAGAGAGATAGATAGATAATAATAGGGGGTTATAGGGGGGAAGAAGAAGGAAGGAAGAGAGGAAGATTGGATGCAAACGCATCACGTGCATCCATTTGCATGCAAACGCATCACGCTTATAGTCGTAGCCATATCAGCCCAAACGACACTCGATCGAGACGGTTCCCGCTCAAAATCAGACATTGCCGTTTTCTCTCGATAAATAACAAGAGAAAAAAGCGCGGAATAGTCGCAGAGGGTAGTTTTACCACCTGATACCATTCCATGCTTTCTGATACAATAGTTCTGTAGCCGCACGAGCTGAGATTAGATATTCTTACTCTCTCTTGCTTTACGCAGACGTTCTGCAAGTGCTGCACGCTGCTCTTCGCTGATTTCACGGGTGATGGGCGAGCGGAACTTCACAAGACGCTTCGGCATCGAATAGGTCTTGGATTCCTTGCACCGCTTGGCAGACAGTTCCTCCATGAACTTGTACGTATCAGGGAACTGCTCACAGAGCTTGTCCAGCTTGCGAATGTAAACCGGGTCTGCTGTGTAGACTTCTGCGGTATCCTCCGCTGCGTTGAAGGTGATGATGGTTTCACGTTCGATGTTGGTAAGTGCCATAGTTGTTTTCTCCTTTGCGTTATTTTTGGTTGATTTTCTTTTTTGGACAAGTTTCTGGCAAATAATCCATGCAAGCTCGGCATGAAATGGTCTTTCGACAAATCATTCGTTCTGCTCGTTCTTTCTCTTCTTGTTCGCGTCTTTGGCACTCTCGCTTGTACTCTTCTTCGTGCCGTCTGTATGCATTGGCGATGATGATAGCATGGACAGCAGCCATGTTTGGAACCATAGTCTTTTCCTCCTGTATTTTGTGTAGTGAAAAATATTTATGGGGTTCAGACGGTAACTTTATCGCCCAAACCCTGTTATCTGTTTTTCTTGCCTATTCTACTATGGCGATACGAGCGTGGAAGCGATGTTAGGCTACTATCACTCAATCGCTTCGTATGTTTTCTCGAAAATGTCAGGTTTACACGGGTAGATTTCGCCATTTACGCCACGAATAATATAATCGCCAGTCCTCGCAACCATAGTTCCTTCAAGCGTTTTAATTTCGCACCACGCAGGTCCATCGTAAAACTTTCCGAAGTCATGCGTGATAATATCATTGCTACTTACTGCATCCCAGAACCAATCTTCTCCAACAAGCCCTCGTGCATTGAGCTTGAATGCTTCGATAACAACTGGCTTCTTGCGGTATTTCATGTTTATTCTCCTCTTATTACATCCACACGCATTCTTTGAATTGCTGTGTTTCCATCTGGAACGTGATGTCAAGCGTCCCCACGTTTCCCTCTTTGTTCTTCTCAAGCGCAAAGTGATAATGCTCTTCTGGTCTCTTTTGCGTTTTTACTTTCTGCGCCAGCAGGATGATTGCATCTGCGTCCTGCTCGATTTGCCCGGATTCTCGCAAGTCTGCGGCAGTTGGTGGAATGCCCGCTCTTGCGGTCTCTCGATTGAGCTGTGCAAGTGCTACCACCAGCGTTCCTGTGGACTGTGCGAACTCATGCAGTGCCATGCTGATCTCCGTGACGGCACTGTATCGGTCTTTCGCTCCGGCTTGATGGATAAGCTGCAAATAGTCGATGAACGCTACTTTGGCTTGCATCCTGATGGACTGCGTTCTAATCCACCCTACGCTCTTACCAGCGGCAGAGCGGACGAACAGCGGATATTTTTTGATAGCTGCCAGCCTGTCAAGTTCTTCAATGCTGACGGTCTTGTTTTTGACCGTGTGCAGCGGTACGCCTAGCTGGTTTGCGATAATACGGGCATAGAGCGTATCTGGGTCTGTCTCTAGGCTGAAATACGCCACTTTGCGTCCGTTCTTGGCTATTTCACAGGCAAGTTGCAGGGACAGAGCAGTCTTACCAGCAGACGGTCTGCCGCCGATCACAACGAAGTTTCCCGGCACAAGATGCAAGTTGTTATCCAGCACTCTAAGCCCTGTGCTGATATACTCCGGCTTATCATCCAGCTTGCGGATGTAGTTGTCTATGCCATCGCACATCGGGATGAAATCGCTTCTCTCGTTGTGCAGGTTGATCGCTTCGCCTAGCTGCTCATAGATGCCTGTCAGGTCTGCATATCTGGTCGAACCATCAACGATTTTGAATGCAATCTCTCTGGCTCTGGACAACGCTGCCTGTTCCTTGACGATTCCAGCCCACCCAAGCATCATGTCATGGGTGACGTTACGGATGAACTCTGCACCAAAGGCATCTAGACATTCACCCATTGCTTTCTTGCAGTTATCGTACCGTCCCATGACTTCTACCGGGTTCCATTTGTCGTTGTGTTCCCAATAACCAAGAATGGCAGCGAATGTATCATGCAGTTCAGGGCAGAAATCGTCGATTTTAAGGTCTTGCAGCACATCAGCGTATTCCGAAAACGTGAGGACTGCTCCCAGCAGGATGTATTGGGTCTGATTTTCAATATTCACCGCAGAAAGTCTCCCTCGTCAGGCAATTCAGCCATTGTCTGCTGATAGCCACCATTCCAGTCCTTCACGTTACGCATCCAGTTCCGTGCAGCGGCTTTCCAGTCCTTCATAGGCGATTTTCCAACCTTCCAGCCATTTGCCGTGAAGTGGTCAACAAACCGCTCTGCTTCTGATTCCATGTAGCCCTTCTCGGAAAAGTATTCTCTGGCTTGCTCGACAGTCGGTGCTTTGAAGCGTTTTACTTCGTTGGTATTTTTCTTTTCACATTTTTCTTTTTTATCAAATTCAGATACAGAATCAGATACAGATAAGGCATCGTTTGCATCCATTTGCATATTTTGCATACCAGTGTATGCGTTTGCATCATTGGTATGCGTTTGTATGCACTTGCATTTTTCATTCTTCCAACGCTTATTTGCACTTCGTCTGTTTTTCTCGATTCGCTCCTGTCTTTTCTGTGCATTCATATCATCAAATGCCTTAACAACTTTCCAGAGCATCCGCATAGCACGGTCGTTGTCGTATGCTGGTTCAAGTCCAGCCTCAACATACTGCGCGTAGTTGCGGATGAATGCTCCAAATTCCTCGTCTGTAAGCTCATCCATCGCATGAACATGTTCCAACAAAAGAATCATTGATGTTCTCGGCTTGTGTTCCTGCTCCATATTCAGTCCTCTTTGTAGCGTTTGTTCCATGCTTCGATAAGGTCGGCTTTAATTCTTTCTTTATCCTTTTCGGAGCAATCAAACCAATACTCCCCACTTTCCATAAAAACACGGCAAGTGCATTTGTTTTCTCCGTGCGCTCTCGAAATAAACATCCATTTCTTTACATCAGTCCCTGTTTCCGCAATAGCCACTTTCCCACCGCAGAACGGGCATCTCTTGAGTTCTGTCATTTTCTAAATCCCTCTCTCGTTCTCGTGATTCGCTTATGCACCTTTACAGGCCTTGCGCCTTTGCCGTAAGCTGGGCGAATATGCTTCGTCTTGATATACCCACAAGGCGGTTTCGGCCCGAAATCAAAAAAGCTCAAGTCCATTACGATGATGCCAAACTTCTTGTTTGTCATGTTTAGCCCTCCTATACCATCGGAAACGCCATCCAATGCGTCACCGTCACATCTTTCGGCAGTCTCTCGCCTATCTCATCCCAGAACTGACCGTCTGCATAACAGCCAAGAAAGTATGATGTCGGCGAAAACCCTTGCAATATTTTTCCATCTTTATCACGCCACGTTGTCTTAGTCGCAAGCAACAAAGGCTGCGTCCGCTCTCGTGGCGGTTCGCTTGCCGGATGCCAAAGCGTGTTGCTCATGACCTATTCTCCATCAAAGAACCACAGTTCGGGCAGTAGTTGTAGCGGTCTCGGTTGTTTCTCGCATGACAATTACTGCACATGAACCTCGTCTTATCTTCGTCTTGCACAATCCATTCAGCGGTACGCTCTAAGGGTGTCGGGGCATCTTCCACAACGTCAATGGCATCGCCAATACCGCAAGCACGGCATCTAACTCCATTGTAGTTCTCGCAGCCATCGCAATATGCTTTCTTGATTCTCTCAATAAGTGCGTTTCGTTCAAGGTATTCTGGATAATTAGCCATTGCCTTTCACCTCGATTGTTGGCGCGGTGTCGATGTAATCAAGCACATCGTCTAACGACAAACCACCTATTGTTCCATCGTTATACTCCTGAATCCACGCCTCGATGTTTTGACGTAGTTCATTAGCATCAATCGGTCTGACTTCCACTGCCCTTTCTCCTTTCAATCTCATTGCAGACCGCCTTATAAAACACATCCCACGTCTCATAGTCACAGGAATCGCCAAAGTCGAACCCTGTCCGTTTTCGTTCTGCAATGTCGCGTTCAAAGCAGTCAAGCGTCTTGTCCGTTAGTTTCGGCAGGAGCGGTGTGATGTATCTGCATACAAGGCTAGGCATATATGACCGTCTTCCAAAGCAGTAGCGGACAGCGCAGTTGCAGACCGCCCCGAAATCGTCATTGGTGGGGTCAATCAGATTTTTAGGTTCGTCATCTTGCAAGTCGGATATGGTGCAGTCAAGGACGGTTGCGATTCTGAAAAGCCACCTCTCTTTACATTTGCGTTTCCCGCACTCAATAGCCGATATGAAAGCGGCTGTTACACCGATTCTGTTCGCAAGGTCTTTCTGCTTGACGTGCAGTTCAAGCCTACGCTTCCTGATTTTCTCCCCTGCTGTCATTTTTATACCCCAGCCTTGTACATCGTATATAAGATCACAAACCCAATCAAAAAAATAAAAATGTGGAGAATTGCATTCGCAAGAACCTTTATCTTTTCATCGGAAATTTCGTTCAACAATATATCCCATATCAAAATTTTTTCAATGAGATATGCCACCTCACATATAAATGTTCCAACCAGAAAAGAAGCTAAAACCACAATTAACGCATTTCCAAGATTACTCATTCTCTTTCCTCTCCCATTCCTTGCATCCACGTTCGTCCCACACGAAGTCTGCAACGTGTTCTGACTGGTCATTCACGCATACGCCCTCCGGCTCTACGTACCATTTGCAAGAACCGCAGGATGGCTCGGATTTGTTCTCACAGGATTCTGCTGTGCATCGGACAGTTTTGCCAGCGGAGAATTGTTTGATGCCCATGCAAGAGCAATGTTCGGTGGTGCAGTAGAAGTTCATTCGTACTTCCTCCATCCAATAAAGTCACACAAGCCTATTGTCTGCGGGTCGCATTTATGTGTGAATTTTACGCTCGGTAAATTAAACCCTTTTAAGTTATTGCAAACGGTTTCAATGCTAAAAAGTTCGTCAAACGCATTGTCAGGAATTTTCGCATCTTCGGTGCTGTAGATAACCATGCCGCACTGTTTGCAACGCCATACAGAGCATCTTTTCATCTTTTCTGCCCTCTCTTTCCCCTGTTGAACCGCCCGATCACTCGCTTATACTCTGCATAGCACTCCGGGCACAGGTCGCCTGTGTCCCTGCGCCATGCCCAGTCCTTAAAGTATTCGTCAGGGTTCATCATCCTGCCGCCCAGAACCGCTCCGCAGCGGTCACATACTCGCTTGTGGTAGATTCCTCTGTCAGTTTGCATTAGTCGTCACCTCAAACTCTGTCCATGCAATTAGATTTCGGGCAATCGGAACAATCTCCAGTGCATTTTACTGCTTTATTCCGATATTCTTCCTTATAATATTCTTCCCAGAATGCCCTTTTCTTTTCACGGTCTCGCAGATATGTGTCGAAGTCTCCACGACAACGCCTGTATTCCAAAAATTCCTTTCCCCTTTTTCCAAGAGTTCTATATAAATAGTAGACTTTTGAAATCATATCAAGCGTAAGTTTCAAAAAGAAACTAGCAGCAAAGAGCATACCAGTGCATCCAGCGACGCAGAACGATACATCCTTTGCGGTTTCGTAGATATTAGCAAACATTATTTGTCCTCCCCAACGTCCTTGAACAGAATTTCTTTGTCAGCTTTCCAGTCTTTGATTTTGCACGGAATGTCCGTGCCGGGAACGGTCTTTTTCAGCCCATCCATCTGCCAGACGTTCCATGAGATGATAGCAGCCATGTTGCGAACCTTCCCAGCGTCAGGCTCTATGCCGAACAGCCACTTAAAGTTCTCTCGCCATGTCAGGAGCATATTTGCTCTTGCAAGCAACAGGCTGTCACCTTGCCACTCATAGCCGTATGTAGTCGTCGCTGCGTCCTCTGCCACATCGTGCCATGTCCAGACATTCCAATCAAACCAGTTGTTTACACATTTCAGTTTGCGGTCAAACAGCCCTTTCCGTCTTGGCACCGGAATCTTTTTGCCTGTTACCGTGTCGTATCGGTTCACAAGGAATGGCGCTTCTCCGCAGGTGATTTCAAGAACTGTCGAATGGATGTACTTGATAGGCTCTTTCTTCATATCGGGCATCGCACCGTTTTCTTCGCCTATGTCTATCATCTTTTCGCAAACCCAAGAAGGAGTGAAAACCTCTGCTTTTGCTTTGGTTCTTTGCTTCTGCTCATCCAAACGCTTGAGAACTCGTGGCACTGGCGGGCAATTCTTGATTTGTTCTAACGTGATTTCATCCGTAAATCCTGCGCCTAGTTCAGACGGTGGCTCTGTCGCCCAGATGATGTTTTTGCCGGTAGTACGGTCTTTAAGCAAGATAAACAGCACCGCTGAAAGAATCGGGTCGGAGAAGTCAACCAACCGTTGTTTCATTTTCCACCACCTCTCTGTACTCCACGTCAATTCCTTTCGGCAAAGCCGTCTGGTACTTCTGGGCGAGTTGTTCTGCGCTCTGAGCATCGCCCAACGGCTGTTCAGGCGGCGCAACGGTGACTTCCACGTTGTCACGCATACCAAAGTAGTTCTTGGCTCGGAAAATCCACTCTGCCGGGTTCTCCTGACCGTACATACCGTTGTACGCCCACATGGACTGCATTTGCAGAATCAGCTTCAAGATGTACTTCTGCTGCAAGCTGTCGTCACGGCGTTTGCCCGCCATAATCTGCTTCAGGCTCACCCATTCGATGCCAAGCACCAGTGCAATCCATTCCACCACAGGGGAGATTCTGGCTTCGATGCAAGCGTCAAAGAAGAAGTCAAGACGTTGCTGCACTTCAATCGGGTTGTTCATGTCCACGCTCGGAAGGTCGCCAAAATACTTGGCTGCAATCATGCCGATGACCTTCTTGTCCTCTTCATCACCGATTCTCGACTGCAAATCGCCTGTATTCAGCATCTTAGACCTCGTGATCGCTAGCTCTTGTTGTTCTTTCACCTTTTTACTCACCTGTGAGCGGATAGATTTCCGCTTGTTAAGCATCTGTTGTTTCTTCTTCTCTCGCTCTTTCTCACGCTTCGCAGCGGCTTCTTCTTTCGCCTTTTGCGCCCGCTTCTCACGCTTTTTCTTCTCAGCTTCGGTCAGTGGCGGTCTGCCACGACCACGCTTCGGGGGTGTTGCCATGTATCAGGCCTCCTTGATGGGTTTCCAAACAGGGTATGCGTATGGATGCTGTGCAACGACATTCCACAACCACTTATATGGATAACCTACGCAAGCGGACTTTGTGATCGGCCCAGCAATCGCCATCACATAGCCGTTTTCATCTGCATCTTCTTTCTTAGGTGGTTGCTCGAATGTGCTTCTCCACAAACCCTCAAACCCGATTTCGCTATAAGAGCAGGTTTCAAAATAATGTGTAGCCATCCCAAGCTCTTGCTCAATATCGTCAAGGATGCTCTTGTCATCCTCGTCCGCTTCGGTTTCAAGAACAAGGTAAATTCGCTTTTTCATGCTCTCACCTCTTCATCTTTGTTTCGATGCTGTCCAGCTTCCGTGCAATCCACCAGACGGAACAGCAGTTGTCCAATTGCCGCCACCAAGCGCACTTTTCTTTCTCGCATACGCACCGACCAAGCGGATTGCTGGTCATCTTCATCGGGCAGTAAAGTTCGTTGTCCATGATTTTTTAGCCCTCCAACTGGAGATGAGCGTTTACCATCTTGACGGGAAAATACTCATCTATCTGCAAAAAATCGCCGTTTTTCAGGTTGATGCCGCCAGACAACTTGCTTGTCGAAAGTTCCGCGCTGGCTTTCATGAAAATTTCGCCGCTTATTTCAAACACATCTCCACGTTCCAAACTCCCAAAATTGGCTTCGTTTCTCTCAATATCACAAATCTTCATCATTTCCACCCCATCACAACAGCCGTACAAACGGCCAGACACACGTTAATGAACAGCCAGACGAGCATTGCCTGACGCTCTTCAAACAGGTTGTCTACCGTGTCTTTGATTGTCCGTTCGGACTGAACTACTACCGCCAGCAGGACTAGGCAGACCAGCCAGCGAGTTGCAAATTCAAACATTGTTACCTCCATCTAACATCCTCTATGATGTTTGGATTTTCGTGCGATTGAAACTCATATAGACTGCATATGGTTTTCTTTCCACAAATCGGACAAATAGGAGTTTCCCCATTATCTGCCATCGCAGTTGCAACGCGTGCATCACACACAGAAATTGCAGTATTGCAGAAGTAACAAGTGAATGTTGCTCTTTTAATACGGCAAAACTTTGAATTTATTGAAGTGATTTCCGAAATAGCTTCTACCGAAAATATTGCCATCAGCTCCACCTTTCTCTCAGCTCTTTTTCGACCTGCTCCGACTTTGCGGTGATGTAATCTGCAAACTCGTCAGGGGTCATGTCCTCTTCTTTGAATTTGCCGACCATCTCCCAGTACCCGTCACCAATGCGGATGATTTTCTGCACCTGTTCATCGGTCAGGTCTGCATCGCACCGAAGATTCTGAATCAGTGCGCCCCATGTGGCAGTGATGCCATCCAGAGCCATGCGAAAGCCGCACAACTGATTCTGCCGTGCGATTTTGCGGAGGTTGGTCGGCTTGACCTGTTTGCCACACAGGGGGCAGTTCCCGAATTTATTCATTGTTCTTTTCCTCTAGTTCAGGGCCTGTGATATTAGGCATCCAGTGGGTGACATCATCCAACATCAGATTTTCACGGCTCTCCGCCCAGTCTCCGCTTTCATACCGAAATGCGGTCAGGATAGAGCCATCGGCACAATATGCAACGACATCCACCATGGGGGCGGGTGGGTCTTTCTTTGCATCTCTCCAGAGCTGGCTGGCCATTTCCTGCAGGTCAGCTTCAGGAAGAGCATCAATAACCCTGCTCACATCAGCCAATGTCTTGATGTAGCCCAGAGCGGCCTCCATGAAAAGATGCTGCTTCAGGGTTTCAGCATCAAGATATTTCCGCTTGCTCACTTCTGTTCTCCTTTCAGCCAGTCGTTCAGCTTTGCCATGCAAGAGGGACAAAGAAACGGTTCATCATAGCAATCGCAACTCCAGTAGTCCCATGCGTCATGTACGTTCTTGTCAACCAGAATTACGGCGTTGGGCTTATGCCTCCCCATCTCATCGGGCGGTTCAGGATTAAATACTTCTCCGCAGCGGTCACATTTCATGCTCATTCTCTTTCTCCAATCTCTTTAACAGCCCGTCCACGTCATACCGCCAATGGACACGCAGCCTTTTTGCTTTGACCTCTATCCCCTCTTGCTCTGCCCACTGCCAAGGAATGCTTTTTCGGCTCTCGTTGTAACGGAACGCCAGAACCTTGCTGGCAGGGATTGCAAAGGTGCGGTTGACTGCCCTGTAATTGACTATCACATGGGCGGTCTGGCCGCTGTATCCCGTCGCTTCCACCATATCAGTAATGTGCTTTTCCTTGCGGTATTTGCACTTTGCCTTGTCGTACTTGCCGAACACCTTTTCCAAAGGGATAGAGGGCGTTTCGATGGTTTTCAGCTCAAACAGGTGGTTCATTGGGTATCGGTACACAAGGAAATCGCAGATGTTGTCGATGGAAAACGACAGGTTCTCGTTGCCGCCGTAGTAGGTGGCAGCACTGTCTTTCAAGCGGTAGCACCACGCATCGGACGGGACGGATGCTTTGAAGTCTGCTTCAAACTGCTTGCCGGTGTTCATTCGTTGTCCTCGATTTCTTTGGCTTCTCTGATACGCAGTCGGAGAAGTTCGCTATTTGCATATCGCAGTTGCCAGCTACCAAACCAGCCTTTGTGAACAAGTTTTCCAGCGCAGTAAACAAACTCCTGCTTCATCAATTTATCAAGCGAAATGATGTAACTTCCCGGCTTATACTTTCTTTTATTCATCCTCGTTCACCTCTAAATTCACTTCCGAGAAACCGCTTCTTGCCTTTTTCCCGGTGCTTGTCCTCATAATCACGGTGGTACACGCTCTGGCTATGGTTCAGCTCATACACGAACGCTTTGCGTTCCTCGAAGTCTTTCTTCTCTGCCTTGTACTTCTCGCAGGTGTCGTGGCAAGCTTGGTGACGTGATGTGCAGTTGAGACAACAGGTAATCATTCTATCAACCCCACTGTTCGGACATGGCCTTTGCCACGCCAGTAAAAGTTTTTGCCCGGTTCTTTGCACGGTCAGTGGTAAACATTCCCTTGTACTGCTCACCGTGCTTGTGTGAGTAGGAGCCGGACGGGCACCATGTCGCGGTAGGTTCTACGATGTTTGTCGGGTGCAACGGCGGTACACCGCGCTCCCACAGCAGCGTTTTCTTGCTGTACGGGTGTCCATATTCATATGGCTGGATTGCCTGCGTAGGCTTTGGGTAATCAAAAATCTTGCTTGGGGTAGGATTCTCAATCACCACTTTTTCGCAATCTGCCGCCCACACGGCAAGAAAAAGCGCCTTGCCGCGCAATCCCTCATAATACCGGGAAAGATTGAGCTTTCCCCCCTTGTACAGGTGTCTTGCTCCCGCGTTGCTCGTCTTTGTGCAGGGGACAAATGCGATAATCATATCCCAGCGTGGCACATCATGCGCAATTCCGTCCATGGTCACGACCTGCCCCCCCCTCAATAGCCTTTAGGCAGTCACCGAGAATATGCCATTCTGGATGCCCGCCGGACGGCTCAATCAGGTCGCAGGAATAGGCTTCGTGGACTTTCGCCCGGAATGCTTTGCAGACTTCCTGTGATTCCTCACAGGCGACTAAAACTTTCATCTTTCCAAACGCCCGTCCAGCCAGATAGCGCAGCTCTTATATAAGGTAGGCGGTCAGTCTGCTTGTGGGAATCTTTTCAATTCTTCTTTCAAGCATATATTGTCGCTAATATCCAGTGTTCCGTCGTTACTACTTGTGAGAAAATCGAGAAGAGCTTCCCTTGCTCGGCATCTGTCTAAAACGTCATCAACGCACTCTCCGTTGTATTCGCCAATGCAGAAAAGTTCATTTTCGCAATCGCTCATTTTGACCGTAATGCAAGACGAGAAACCTTCTTTTAGCTTGGGAAAAATAATTCTCGTAATTGCATCTGCGTTGAGGTAGCACCCATTGGTAGTCCGAATCAGTTTCATTCTTTTATCTCACTTTCTCGAAATATTACGTTAATTCGCTATTTTCAGAACGGCAGGTCATCCGCGTTGCCCTCAATCACAGCGAAGTCGCCAGTGTCAGGCGCAGAGCCAGACCCACCAGCCAGTGTTTTCTTCGGTCTGACCTCATAATCGCCGGAACGAATCTTGTCCACGCTCGTGAAGCGGTCAACGACAAGCTTCGTCTTGACGTTGCCATCGTTGCCCATGTACTCTTCCTCACGGAGAACTACGCCGACCAGCTTGCCACGCAGGGTCTTTTCATCGTTGTTGAACTTGTAGCCGGGATTAGACTGTTCCACAGCGGTGATAAAGCCCTTGAAGAATGGCAGCGCCTTCTCTTTGTAGCTCTTGATGGTCTTGCCGCCCCATGCCCATTCGCCCGGATTCAGCTTGCCGCGCTCGATAAGGGAAGCGGTCTGCTCACGCCAGTAACCCTTGAACTCGCCCTCTGCGACTTCCCACTCGATGTTCAGACGCTCTTTCGCTGGTTCGTCCGTTGCCTTGCAGATACCGGCAACATAGCCGCCAACAGGCAGGTCACGGCGTTCGGTGGCTTCCTGCACGTCATTCCAGTTGATGTTCTTCATCTGTTACTCTCCTTTGTTATCCGGCTGAACCGGGATGTTGTAATACTCACGAATGGTCTTGTCTACGGCGGCGAGGTCGTTCTCGATCAGCGCATCGTTGAACATTCCAAGCGGGGTTTTCACGGTGTCCATCCCATCATTTCGAGTGCTGAACAGATACCGCCCATCCTGCACGACAGTTTTCAGAACGATGGTGAAGTACCCTTCCACGCAGACCTTCTCGTCCAGCAGCTTGCCGATGGTCTTAAACTTCTCGCCGCCGTCTCCGTCGCGTTCGCTGTGCCCGAAAAAGTAGACCACAACATCGTCCGGCAGTTCCTTCGCCCGCATCAGCAAGGCGTTGAAGTTGGCTGCCATGTCGGTGAACTTCTGGTATCCGGCGACTTTTGCGTTTCGCATGAACTCGCCAGTCATAAGATAGGTGGCATCGTCAATGACGATGGACTTACGCTTGGTGCTGTGGATTGCAGCATCAATCTTGCCGTAGTCGTTGGTGATATAGGTTTTCATGTTGCTGCGGAACGGCAGCGGCTTGCCAAGCACGTTGATAACCGCAACCTGTTCCGGGTCAAAGTTCCGAAGCGAAGCGGATTTACCGCTGCCGGAGTGTCCGTAGACCATTACTAATACTGCCATTTTTCTTTCCTTTCTTCGGCTTCATTAGGCTTCATCGTTCTTACTTTGGCTTAATATGGCTGTACAAAATCAGCCAGTCATCAGCTCTGCCAACTGCGCACGGAGGTCTTTCAGCTCTGCTTCCCTGTCATCGATTTCAGACTGCAAATCCTCGATCTCAGCCAGACGGTCAGCTTCTTTGGCTTCTGCTTCCTGCTTACGGGTTAGGAAATACACCCCGTCCTCCGGTTCGTTTATTCCTCCGAATCTGTCAAGGTTAATCATCTTTTGGTCTCCCTCTCTTACGCTGCTCTTTGATTTGCAACGCACTGTACCACTGGTCTCTGTCGATTTCGATTGTTGTCCAGCGATGGTTGCATTCAAGGCACTTCTTACGGCGAACTACGCTGTCATTGTCTGACCGACTGTCTGCCGTTGTAATGTTGTCGCTACCGCACATCGGGCATTTCATCGTGCATTCCTCCACTCGTTGGTGTGGTGAGGAATGCGTTTTACTTTGCGATTTTCCTGTTCAATACGTTCATTTTCAGAGCTGACCCCAATGGCACACAAGACGAGTGCTGCGGCGAGGAAGCTACACGAAAGGAAAACGTATCCAAACATTGCTACTGTGCTCTGACTTTTCTGGATTGCATCGCCGCATCCTACCGAAAAGATTGCTAACGCGATTCCAAGCGTACAAAGGACATTAGCTTTCAGGCTTTTCACTCTTATTACCTCCAAAACTCAGTATCCATGCCGTAGCCATCGCCACAGACGCCGCGATGATTCCACGGGCAGCTGATGCACCTACCAGAATTCCGATGTGATGCACCATCCAGAAGTTCAACAGAAATACCGCCAAAACCACCGCCAGTGCTATGCCCCACATCAGGGCAACTTCAATAAATGCTTTCATCTTGTCTCCTTTCGTTTTTCGCCATTGCAAATCACGGCTATACCATGCTTTGCCTTTGCTTTTCTGCTCCTAGCTACTCAATGCCTTAGCCTATCGTTTCTATTCTTTGCCATTGCTTATCAAAGCTACGCCTTGCATCCATAGCCTTTGCTGCGCCGCTCGTGTCGGTTCCATGCAACTCCATTGCTCGTCTGAGCCTTGCTCCGCCATGCCTTTGCAGATCTAGTCAAATCAACGCATCGCCGTTGCCGCTCAAGTCGCTTCGTCTCCAAGCGTTGCCTTAGCATTTCTGAGCCAATCGTCACTATGCCGTTGCCGTTCCACACCGAGTGCAGCACAGCCTTACCCTGCCATAGCGGTTAATTGAGGATTTCGTAGGTATAACGGCCTTTGCCGCTGTTGCGCCACTGGCCGATGCCACGCAGAGCACCGTAGTCCAGCCACTCGAGCACGACCTTCTCGTGAGAATCATCCAGCAGTATGACCTCAAACTCGCAGGTCGATCCAGCAGGAATCTGCTCGCTGTTGGCAAGGCTCACCCGCTCGCCCTGTGCAGTCTGGGCGCGAAGAGGGCGCTGGCACTCGGTAATCTCGCCGTTCACATGAATGGGAATCATGCGGGGCTGAACGAAAATCAGGCCATCAATGACCTTCTTGTAGGCCGTCAGCTTGCCGGATTCGTTGACCGCTTTCTTTTTGCCAGTTTCGGTCTTGCCGCCGATGCGGGAAAGCATACCGCAAGAATCCTTGAAGAAGCCCTTGATCTGGTAGTCATACAGGATGGGTTCGCCGTTCTCGTTGCGAGGAAACACGGTCATGCCCTTATCTGCCACAGCATCAGCACCCAGAGCGGCAACTTCGTCCTCAATAGTGCTTGCATCAGGTGACTTGCTGGCGATGAACTCTCGCGCGATATTCTGGTTGCTAGGCCATGTGCCGAGAACCGCTTCGGTGAATGTGATTCTGACTTTGATTTTTTTCATTTTTGCTCACTCTTTCTTTCTCGATATGTTCCAGTCTTAAAGATTCACGCTTTTGCCAGCGCTTCCGCCACGGACTGCTTTTGTTGAAGTTGCTTATTGCTTTCTTCATCGTTTGCCATCCTTCGCTTGCGTTGGATGTGTTCCAGCCGCTCTTTCTCCCGGATGTGCCAGTGGATTTCACGTTGGCCATAATACTTACCGTTCATCAGGAGGGTCTACCTTTCCCTGTGCAAGCAAAGTGCTGTAATGGCCGTAGCTCATTCCAAGCTCTTTTGCTTTATCGTTCATCTGTTTGATGGTGTACTTCGGCTTAGGCTTTTCTTGTGTCTGGTTTCCTTCCGGTCTGGCCTTGCGGGTGGGAGACTTGATATAATCCGAATGCTCTTTCCACCACTTGGCCATCTGCTTCCGCTTTACTATATTTGCACATTTCTGGTGATATTTTTGATGCTCATACAGCTTGCGCATTGGCTTTTTACACAACTCGCAAGGGACAACTCCATATGGAGCGCGTCGCGCTGCTTGATTCTCTCTCCTAGCTAATACTGCGCATTCTTTGCAATACCGTTTTGTCTTGATGACTTCGCCGAGAGGCACTCCGCAGCGTTCGCAGCTCTTAACCTCCATCTGCCTCACTTGCCTTTCTCAAGACTCTTTCGTTGTGTTCGGAAAAGCACTGGTCGAGAAACTGGATGAACTTTGCGATTTTCTCTGCGTCTTCCGGAGTACAACCGTTCTCCACAAAGCGCCTTGTCGCCTGCTCACGCTTGAAATCCGAGTAGGTCTTGGCCGCAGCGTCGATGGCGAACTTGGCTTCTTCGGGGTACTCAAGGTCAATTTTAATGGTCAGATACCTTTCCATACTCATTCCTCCGTTCTCTGGCCTTTCTCTGCTCTCAAGAACAGATTAACGAAGTAAACTTGCCCGATACCAGTCACTTTAGGGGTTTTGTTGATGGAAGTATGTCCGTCTGAGTGCGCAATGGACGTTTCCTTAATTTCAAACAAGTGAAGTTCCATAGACTTCTGGGTCGGCATATTGTAGTCCGTCCGCTTTCTGTCCTTGATCAGGTATCCGTTCTCACGCATCCATGCAAACAACCGGTTTTGCCCCATCTGGATTCCGTTCTGAGACAGCAGCTTTGCCATTTCACCAACAAGAATGCTCTGGCTGCTTGCGCTCACTGCGTCAGCAAAAACGCCCTTCGGCGTAAGTTCTGCAATCTGCTTGTCCTTCTCTTCCAGCTCCTCATGCGCTGCGATCAGTGCAGTTGCAAGAAGCTGCGAGCGAGTGAGCTGCGGCTGTTCGGTCAGCTTCTTCTCCATCTCGTTGAACGCTGCAATGTACTTGAGCTTCCACTCAAGAGCAGCCTTTCCGGTGAAGCCCATAGCCAACAAGGTGAAGCCGTCACGGTTCATTAGGTACATGGAGTAGGTCTGACCGTTTTGCTCGTGGGTGTACTCGGTTTTGAAGAACATGTGGGTGTCCCCATTTTTGGGGAGACCCTTCATAATATCTTCGATGTCACGCATCACATGGTCATGACGCTTCTCGAAGTTCTCTGCAATCTGACGGCTGGAAACCACAGGCTCACCATTCTGCACAGATAAGATAATGTCGTTCATTTTTAACCCTTTCTTATGATTTGCTGCTTATCTCTTACAAGAAGAGCGTCCACCGACACGCGAAAGTAATCAGCGACTTTCACAAGCTGTCGAATGCTCGGCCCATTTGCGGAGCGTTCCCACTTGCCCAGTGCGCCGTTGCTCAAACCAGCAGCTACTTCCAAGTCAGTACGAGACAGACCATGCAACTTGCGAAACTCGTCGATTTTAGAAAGATTCACTAGCCATTCTCCTTTCTGGGCTTGCATTTTACTAGAAAATATGCTACTATGTAGTTGCGAGGTACAAAGTGAACATTTTCCAGCGACTTCCCGATAGATTTGTCAGGGGTCTTGGTTTTTGTTTGCCCTGTACTTCATATTATACTAGCCAAGTGGCTATTTTTCAATAGTCAATCTTCAATTCTGTGAACATTTGGCTATTTGCACAAAAAGAGAGGTCTTTTTCTATGCGCAATGTGGAGCGAGCTAAGAAAATCGCTGCCAATAAAGGTGTGAATATATCCTTTGTGTGCAGAGAAATCGGAAAAAGCAGAGGTTATATCTCTCAAATGCTGACTACCGACAGGGATTTTCCAGATGAAATGCTTTCGCCAGTAGCCAACGCGCTAGGCGTTACAGTTGAAGAACTGACTGGTAGCCAAAAAGAAAACTCGCCCCAGCAGCCGCAAAGTGAAGTCGATGCAGCAGTGGAGCGGATTAGAAGAAAGCTTGAATCTATGCCGAAGGAACAGCGTGAAGCGCTGATGAACTTAATCGAGAAGATGTGACGTTCATGCCCGGTAAAATAAAAACCCCTTGTGCCGGGCTGGTGTAGCTCTGCGCAAGGGGTTTTCTGTTACTTTAGGTCTAGCGCTTGTTCTGCTACTGGAATTTTCTCTGGGTGTTCCAGCAACCATGTGATAAACTGGTCAATCTTGGCTCTTTCCTGCTCGCTCATTATGGCATATCCTCCCGATCAGTAAGTGCGGATGTTTATTTGAACCCATTTTACATCATCTTATTGTAAGTTCAAGGCGTTTTTAACAACTAGTTAGAAAATAGTGTAAAAATGCTCAATTTTCTGCGCATCCACAACTTCCGTCTGGAAGCCCATGAGCGTTTAAGTCAAAAGGGACAGTGCCTATCCATCTTTCCTCCAATCACAGCTCTACGAGCTGTCCGTCAATGCTTTCGATGCTATCTGCCGGGTCTCGTCCGTCGTCTAAGGCGGCTACGGCGCGTTCTAGGATGCCTTTCGCTTCGAGGTAAGCATCTTTATCAGCTTCGTACCCAGAAAGGCTCAGGACAAGCTCCAGCGTCCGTCTGCGAGCGTATGGAATAATCAGAGCATCTACGGTTCGGTTCATTAGCTTTCCTCCCACGGTTCAGGTGTGTGTGGCTGCCCATCGGGAACGCTGGCAGGCATTCCGTCGATGATCAGCATACGTTCATGGTTCCAGATTGCAGTTTCTTTCATTTTGTGTTTCCTTTCTCTTTGGAAATTTTTGACAATACAGTTATACCACATCTCGCTGTTTCAATGAAACAGCGAATTTTTTCAATTATTGTTTCACATTTTGAACAATATATCAGTTAAATTTCTTTGATTTTATATCATTTTGTCGAAAGAGGGGTATTTATGGATGATTATAGGATACGAGTGGCAAAAGCGTTAGAGACGGCAAGAGCGGCATCCGGCCTTAGCCAACAGAAGCTTGCGGACAAAATGGGTGTAGGCCGGACATCCATTTTCCGTTACGAGCAAGGGACAATGACACCAGATGCTCCTACTACCATAAAGTGGTTCGTGTGCTGCGGTGTTGCGGCCAAGCCGTATATAGACGCCTGTTTGCATCCCGGATTATTGGAAAGTCTGGCTGGCGATGCCAGCACCAAGAGAAAGAGAGATGCGCTGATAGAGCATATCAAAGAAGCCCATCCACAGGAAATTGACCTGCTATGCTATCTGATCTATGGCAATCACGGTTCAGATTACCTTGCAGTTCTGTGCGAAATGGTAGCCAACCTTCACACGACTTTGCGTGACCGTGTGTCTGTCTGCCGCACCGTTACAGGTCATTATGAGATGGCACAGGCCACAAAAACCGACCCCGACCCAGACGGAACACAACCCAATATGCAGATTTTATATCAGGCACAGGACTGTGGGGAAGCTGCGGCCATGAATCGAAACGATTCTTATACCATCAACGAGGAAAACATTTTGCGCTGATTGTCGAATTATCGATGTTTTTGCGGTATACAGGGGGACGTGTTCCACTTTTTGTACACAATAGACCTGTTATAAATATAGTTTTGGGTTGTCATTTTGTCCCCCATAGAGTCGTAAATGATGGATTTTTGCGGATGTAATTAACGAATTCGCGTGAAATTTCAGTTCATCAAAGCGTGACTTGTCAATTTGTCCCTTATTGGTGTGATTGCACTCCATTTTCTGTACACGATAGAACCGTCAGGTAGATTATAGGGCTTGATGGACGTTTCTTATTCAGCAAAAAAGTTGTCGTTTTCCACGATCTTCCCATTTGAGAGAAAAAATTGTTGAAAATGTATCGTCGTCTTTATTTGATGATGATTATTTATCTCTTGTTTATCTCTTGTTTATATATATAGTAAGAACGTGTACAAAAAGTGGAGCATTGTGTACATAAAGTGGAGGAACGTGTACAAGAAGTGGAGGGTATCGTGTACAAAATGTGGAGTATCGTGTACAGAATGTGGAAGTCGATTGTTGAAAAATAATTGTGTACAGAATCATTGACGTGTACACGATACAGTGGTATAATAGGGTAGAAGAAATGAGGTGATGCAATGCCAGAATTGACAGGAAACAACCTTGTCGAAAAGAGTAAGGCATTGGTTTGGGCGAAGTTTACGGACTACACAGCAGGCGAGCTTCGGCTTCTTGAGGTCTATCTGAGCCGTATCAATCCGAGAGCCCCCGAAAGCTCTAACGTGTCGTTTACGCTGGCTGAATATTGCAAGCTGCTGGATTTGAAGCTCAATTCAAAGAACTTGAAGTCGCAGGTTAAGCACTTTTTGGGCAACGTGGTTTCAGTGCCACTTAATGCAGATGGAACAGAATATGTGATGTATCCGCTGTTCACAAAGGCAGAGGTTAAGTTCAATCGGGAATCCTTGTCCTACGATGTTTCAATCAACTGCAATCCTGACTTACGGCCTGTGTTCTTCGATATTGCAAGAAGCGGCTATGTCAAATATCGCCTGCGCTATACGATCGGGATGAAGCAGCAAGCGTCTATTCTGATGTACAGCATGATTCGTGATTGGATGAACCACTCATTGTCATCGAACAAGATTGGATTGAAGCAGTTACGTGACCATATAGGAGCAAACGACCCAAGTTATGACGACTTTCGGGCTTTACGGCGCAGAGTGCTCGAACCAGCAGTAGAGGAAATTAGCAATGTTTCGGATATTGTCGTAGACTTCGAGAAGATTTGCATGGGTCGAAAGGTTGTAGCTGTTGAGTTCCGATTCGCATACAAGTCCAACCAGCCCGCCATAGATGCCGATTCTAGCGAGGTTGATTGTGAGACGGCCAATTCCAAGCCGGAAAGTAAAAAAATCGCCAGAAAGTCCCGCACAAGTGGATATGAAGGGTACGACTGGTCTGTGTGCGATGCTCTATCCGTTCAAGAGTGCATCGAGGTTGCAAAGGTTGTCGAGGTAAAGATGATGGAAGAGCATCCATCTATCAAGCTACCAAAGCGAAGAGATGCAGTCTACGACATTGTAAAGGCTGCATGTGCAGATATTCTTTCAATCAATCGTGACCCTTGGCCTGACCACCCGAAGCGGTATCTGATTGGTAGCTTGAAGAAAGACGGCGCGATTGAAGAGTATCTTCCGGCTTTCTATGAGATTGACGCAATGCAAAAGTAGTCAGATGTAACGCATTATAAAGAAAGGAGAAAGAGTATGATTCCAATGTTTCCGAAAGGCTATGACAAGGACAAGTGGTACATGACTAAAGATGTTATGCCGGATAAAAGCCTAGAAGGATGGCCGCATGGGCTTTTACTTCGTATCGAAGATGAGAAAACAGGAGAAAAAAGTTTCATAACCGGCGAGTACGATACAATCAATGGCAAATGGTTTGATTCCGATAGTAATGAAATCAAAGGAACTGTAATTGCATGGCACGTCACGCCTGTGTTGTGGGTCGGAGACGAGATAAAAGCAGCATATCCGTTCTATTAAAAAGAAAGAGTGATAAAATGGCAAAAGTTCCCTACTCCGTTTTGAATAAAGCGGAACTTGACCTTGAAAAGAAGTTTGATTATCAGTTCCGGTTTAATCATCATGGAAATCAGGCTTCTGTAAGGGTTTTGCCGCAGAGAAGTTATAGCGAGTTAACACCTGACGAAGCGATTGAAGCCGGGAAAACCTTAATCGAAGCCGGTAAAGCGGCGAAAGAGTTCATTTATAACGGTTACTTTATAGATTGGGGAGAATAAAAATGGAAAAAATCATAGCTGTCGCCAACCAGAAGGGTGGCACAGGAAAGACCACCACAAGCACCTGTCTGGCTGGTGCATTGCAGTTGCTTGGAAAGAAAGTCCTGCTGGTGGACTGCGATGCCCAGTGCAACGCAACGGACACCTACGGCGCACAGACAGAGGACGTATGCACCCTGTTTGATGTGATGACCCGGCAAGGCACGGTCGAAGAAGGAATCCAGCACTGTGAAGCGGGTGAAATTCTGCCGTCCGACAACGCATTGAAGGACATTGACGAGCAGCTTGTCCGAGACATGGGTAAGAACTTCCGGCTACGAGAAGCCCTTGAAAGCGTGTCTGGGCAGTACGATTACATCGTGCTGGACACTCCCCCGCAGCTTGGTCTTGCGCTTGTGAACGCGCTGATCGCCGCCAACAGCATTATCGTGCCCATCACAGCAGACCGTTACGCACTGGCTGGTTTGAGCCAGCTTTCGCAGACCATTGGTGACGTTCGCAGATATTTCAACCCGACCTTGAAGATTGAAGGTCTGCTTCTGAACCAGTACAAGAGCCGTGAAAACCTGTCAAAAGAGGTTGTGGAGCAGCTCCCGGTGATTGCACAAAGCATGGGAACAAAGCTGCTTGACGTGAAGATTAGACCGTCTATGGGCGTTCGTAAAGCGCAGGCAGAGCGGCACAGCCTGTTTAGCGGTGACACGGCAAAGAGTACCAGCGCAGAGGATTTCAAGGCGTTGGCGCAGATGATTGTGGAGGGAGATAAAAATGGCTAATGCAGAAGTTGTCAAAAGAGCAGTTGGGCATTGGGAACTTTTAGGAAACGACGATGATTTAGGATGCTCATACTTTTGCTCAAATTGTCAGGCTTGCTATGACGAGGAATGGTTTTATCCCCATAAAACGAAACTCGCCAAAATTAAAGATTTAGAAGAAGTTCCATTCAAATTTTGTCCAAACTGCGGAGCACGGATGGAGGAAGCAGAATGAAATCGACCAGCAAAAAAACATCCGGCTTGTTGGGCGGGTTTGATTTCCAGCCGGTTTTTTTGGAACCGGCATTAAGCCGAAGTGAGCCGAAGGAAGAAGAAGTAAGCCAAGCAAAGCCGAATAATGCCGAACAAGCACTGATTAAGCCAGGTGAAGCCACAGACAGCCATGCACAGCCAAATGAAGCGAAATTAAGCAGTATTAAGCCGAAGCAAGCCAAAGACAGCAAAAGCCAGACAAGTGATGCCGTAGTAAGCGAAAGTAAGCCAAAAAATCTGAAACAGGCGAAGGAAATTCAACGTCTTATCGAACAAGGCGATATATCCGGCGCACTTGCCGAAGCTGGTTTGACAAAGAAAAAAATCCCGATGCCGGAATCACATCAGGGCGTTGCAAGCGGTGATGGAAAGCGTTCAAAGCGCATTACCATCCTTATGAGTGAGGAGGAACGCAAGTACATCAACCGTGAAGCAAGGCGGCACGGAATGACGATTGGACAGTTCGTTTACGCTCTGGCGGTTGCGGCGGCAGAGGGAAAGATTGAATTGGAGGATTTCTTGGAGGATTGACGATAAAAGTTAAGGTTTAGAAAGGATTTGCTATGACTTACGGAGAAATGAACAACTATATCACCCATATTAGTGACAATGACTTGGTTGCGTTGTGCAAGAGCGTTTACGAGTTCAAGAATGGAAACGGAGTGTTGGAGCCCACTTCGACACTCAAGATTTTATCAGAAAATTTACAGTTTCCCGATGTGAGAGCGTTGGAATATGCCATTACGGAAGAAGCGCATAAACGATACGGTCAAATTGTTTTACTTCTTATGAAAGACGCTCCGGCGCATTATTTGAAATAACAATAAGAGCTGAGATTTCTGAATCTTTTGGAAGACTGATATGACGAAACAAGAGCAAGTTGCAAGAATTGCAAAATACTACACAACCTTCCACCTTTTTGGAGATTGGTACCTTGTTCGGCGTTGGGCTAGACACTGCCATAGTTGGAAGCGGTTCATTCCATTGTATATGCTAATGCACATTAAAGAAGAATAATCTATGTGAGATGAGAAAAATGCGTACATACAAGCCACGCAAGCACAGAAGCAAAGAGGAACAAGCTAAAATCAACGCAGAGGTAGCAAAACGTAAAGCAAAACTGGCTGAAAAGTACAATACTGACACGCAGTATTACAAGGGTATTCCTGTTGAGCTGATTGTAAGAGAGGACTACGGTTGCTACAAAGCAAAGCGTTTCAAAATCAATGGGATCAATCAAAACGTGTGGATTCCAAACTGCTATCTTGAAGATGACGGAACAATCAAGGCGAATGTGAACATTGATTTTGTATTCCGTAAGTCTGTAAACCAGTTAAACAAAGCTGGAATCACGCAAGCGATTATTGGTATCAAACGTAAAATGCCGGAAGCAGATGTGCCGAATCTCAAAAGCGCAATGCAAAAAATCGGAGATACAGGAACTTGATAAAGCACAAACCCCTGTGTAGCCGCAATGACCGCACAGGGGAGAAAGGAAACACATGGGACAAAAAGTGTTAGGGCACTACGAATCACACTGGTATCTCAATGGGACAGGCGGTGACATATACGAAGGTAAGATGGTCTTTCGGGATAAAGATTGGCGTATAAGATATATGCCAAACCAATGCGTTGAAACCTATTATTTTAGATTAAAGAAAATAAAAGATGATTTTAAGAGCAAAGGGCAAAAAGAAGGAAATTATAAAAACATTGCATGGATAAAATTTTCCGAATTGAATTGGTTTGAACGAAGAAAGCGTCCAGATTGGTTTAAGGTTCAATTTCTTTCAAATGGACTTGATAGTCCAAAAACACAATGGTATACAGTCCACGATTTGTCTGGTATCGAAGAAAAGAAGCATTGGGTTGAGGAAAAACGCCAATACACAATGAAAGAACTTTCAGAGAGAATGCCAGCAGAAGATTTTATCGAGTATATGAAAGATAGAGGAATAACGACAATCCGATAAGCGAAAAACACCCCTGCGTAGCCATTAGTGGTTACACAGGGGTTCTGCTTTACTTATCAGCAATGCAATCCCAGTAGAGATACGCCTTGCCATCTGCGGCATCCGCGTCCTCAAGGAACGCTTTTGCCATGTCAGCGTAGAAGCCCGGAGTATCAACGGACTGGCGCTTTGCGACCTGACAATAATCTGAGTACATCATGTTCATGACAGCCCAGAAATCGTTCGGGTCACAGGTGATATTGCGCTGTTTGGCAACGTCCTGCGTCTGTTCCAGCGTCCAGTGACAACCCTTCGTGCCGTCAGCATTCACCATGCTGTCACACCATTCCTCCGCTTCATCGTGAGTGAGGTGCTGACGCGGCATCTTGATGGAACGACTGTCTGCACCGCCAAGTTCGTACTGCCCAGACCGCTTGTCCCAGTCGCCGTTCTGCGAGAAGCCGATTTGCGGCATTTTGCGCCCATACTCAACGTCAGGGTAGCGGGGGATAGGGTAAGGGTCGATGTAGCGGTTTTCCTCCTGCGGATAGTATGGATAGCGGTCGTTGCCACCTTCCAGCTTACGCAGACGGCGTTCCATCTCACGCTCCCTGCGGTCACGCTCTTCCTCAAGGCGGTCACGTTCCGGCTCACGGTCTTTGTCGTGGTCACGGAGCATCATCATGCGGCGAAAATT